ATATATTAACGTATGTGTTTTGATATGAGTTTAAAGGAAAATCTATATTATAATCATCTGTACAAAATATAGGGTTTAATTCAAGTGGAGGTAGTTCAGTAGGATTTAAACAGTTTTCTAATTTTTTATTGCGAAGATACCTTTCAATAAGTCTTGGATCAATTGAATTAAGTACCTGATCAACGTCTTCTAAATCAATTTCAAATTTTAATTTCATGTTTTTTAGTTTTAATAAATGCCTAAAAAGCTATCACTTTTACATGATAGCTTTTGTCCCTGGCGAGGAAGTCACATGATTATCGAGGTTTCATGTAACCGTGAATATTTTTAATTAGATACGCAAGATCTTAAATTGTTCTCTTTAATATCATCAATTGAATTTTGATAATCTTTTAATTTATAATCAAATTCATTATACAATTCTCTGAGATGATCATCTTCTATATTATCTCTTTTCAAAACATTAAATGCTTTTCCAATTCCATCTCTGGCTTCAGTTAATAACTTAATCTCTTTCTCTAATAATTCAATTGTTTTTGTCATATTTATTATATGAGATGTTTATAAAAAAGTTTTTCAATTATTAGTTAATAATATTTAAATTTTATATCCAATTAATTTATTGTATTCTTCATTTGATAAAAAAGGATTACCTATATTATGATTAGTATAATAACCTAATTTACTATCACGTTGTCCACATATTATTTCAAATTTATTTAATCTTATATAATCTTTTAATAATCTTTTAATTGTGTGTTGTATATAATTCATGCTATTTGTAGAAAGTGTATTCTTATTAACATATTGCCATATATTATAACTACAATATAAAATTTTATTTTTTAAGTCTTGTTGAAATAATCCACATCCTACTCCGTCTAATTTAGGTGAAATTATTTTAGTGTTATTTAATTTACATAATTTTGCTCTACGTATATTTTTTTCACAATAAAAATAATTTATAACATCAGGATATTCATCAACTGTTATTGTGTTGCAAGATTCAAATTTATTTATTATCCAATTAGTAATTTCTTTTTCTGTCATTTTTATTATATAAAAAGTAATTAATAAAGTTTCAAAAAAAGAGAAGTAATTTCACAACCACTTCTCTTCAACTAATTTTTTAATATGATTTAAAAATTAAACACAGAAAACGAACTATGCTCAAAATATTGTATGATTATATTATAAAAAAGTTTATTAATCAGATTTATTTTTGTATCTTTGTAAATTAAATATTATCATATGAAAAAAGAAGAGTTAAGTAAATGGTTTCTAAATAAATTTAACTCATGTTATTCAGAAACTTGTGATTACCAAATATATTGGTTCTATAATGAAAGATATATTAGAATGAATAAATTGTGTAAATTAAATAATACTAAATCTATTATTCCGTCAAAAAACGATCATAACAGTATTTGCTTATTTCATCAAGATACAGTTAATAAATATTTGTGGTGTGATTATTGGATAATATGGTCATTTTTAGAAAAAAATTATTCTAATGATGAAGATGATGTTGTGACTATTATACAAGAGATTTTAAAAGATAATACAGAACTCAAAAAATATATTCCTTATCCTGATTATTAAATATTATCATATGACAAAAGAAGAGTTGAGTAAATGGTTTGTAGATAAATTTAATTCATGCTATCCAGTTAGTATAACTGGTGACGAATCTCGTTTGTTATTTTTCTATGATGAACAATTTATTAGAAAAAAAAAATTGTGCAAAATTGAAAATAAAAAACTATCTAATCATAATGTCAACGGTTTTTGTTTATTTGATTTGTATATTAGTAATAGATATTTATATTGTGATTTAGAAACAATTTGGAAATTCTTTGAGAAAAATTATAGTAATGATTATAGTAAAATACAATCACTTATAACTGAAATAATTAAAAATCATATACCAAAATTAAGTTATCATACTCCTCAATGTTCTAGAGTGAATACAGCATATCCAAAAAATTATTATCACAAATTAAAAATATATAAATCAATACTATAATGACAAAAGAAGAATTAAGTGATTTTATATTGGAGACATTAAAAAAATGCTATAAAGTTAAACATGAGGATTATCCAAGTATAATTTTTTGGATATATGATGAACAATTCATTAGAAAAATTAAATTAGGCAAAATAAATAATCAAGACATAAAAATTACAAATGAAATTAACGGAACTTGTATATTTCAACAAGATTTTAAAAAATTAAAATTTCGTTGTAATGATGATATTTGGACTTTTTTATTCAGATACTATTCCGATGATTACTATGATAATCAGAAATTCATGAAAGATATACTAAAAAATATTACTAATTTAAATATGTATTTACCAACAATGAATTCATCAACAGCTAATATATCATTGAAAAATTACAAGAAAATAAGTTTATATTTAAATGATGTATAAAAAAGATTTATATGATTGGTTCTGGAATAAATATAATTCCTGCTATCAAGTTAAAGTAGAATTATATCCAGATAGTGTATTCTTAGTTTATGACGAAAAATATATAAGAAAACTTAAATTGTTTAAATTAAATAATACAGAAGAGTTAATTTCAATTAATAATGTTGAAGGAACATTTTTATTTAATCAGGATAATAAATTTAGAATTTTATGGCTGAGTGAAGAATTGTGGAAGTTCTTTGAAAAAAACTATTCATATGACTACTATGATATTCAAAAACTAATAAAAAAACTACTAAAAGATCATCCAATTTTATTCGATTATAATCCTTTACCTGGTATGATTAAAAATATATATGAAAATAGTATTATAAAATCAAGATTATAAAATTATATGAGAGAAGAAGAATTAAAAAAATGGTTCTGTGATAAGTTTAATAATTGCTATCCAACAAAACATTCTAAATATTTAGATAGTGTCTATTGGATTTATGATGAGCAGTATATTAGAAGATTAAAGTTATGTAAAATAAATAATCAAGAAATTCCTGCACCTGATAAAATAAAAGGAGTCTGTTTATTTGAGCAAACTAAAAAATTCGAATATTTGTGGTGTGATTATGATTATATATGGTCATTCTTTGAAAAAAATTATATTAATGACTATGATAAAATACAATTATTTATAACAAATATAATAAAAGATAGTATAGAACAGTCTTCTATAAAATATTCACCATCACAACTTAAAAAAATTAAACCTATGATGATGATATTTAAAGATGCATTTCCAATGACTGAAATTGATAATTTAAATAACCATAGTATTAGATATGATAACTTGAGTTCAATTAATGATGTATTAGATTTAACAGATAATTCAATAAATAAATTTTTATGAACAAAGAAGAATTAAGTGAATGGTTCTGGAAAAAATTAAATTCGTGCTGTCCAGTTTATCATCTGGATTATCCAGATAGTGTGTTCTGGTTTTATGATGAAAAAATAATTAGAAAAATTAAATTGTGTAAATTAAATAATCAAAAAATAAATTTTAATATTAAATTTAGCAATAATTGTTTATTTGAACAGAACAATAAAGAATGTTATTTATATTGTGATTTTGAGAAAATATGGACATTTTTTCATAAAAATAATGACACTGGATATCGTGAAATTCAAAAAAGCATAAAAAATATATTAATTGAAAATCCTAAATTAAGCAAATATACTCCTCTAATGAGAAATCTTATTTGGACTGATATGATGTATGAAAATAGAAGTTTATCATTAATTACAGACATTTAATAATATGAACAATATTGAAGCATCATATATTCTATTAAATAAGTTTAATTTGTGTTATAAGGTTAAATGCGCTGATTATCCTGATAGTATATTCTGGTTCTATGATGAACAATTCATTAGAAAACAAAAAATATGCAAATTAAATAATCAAGATGTTTTGTTGCCTAAAAAAATAAATGGATATTGCCTATTTGAACAAGATATTAAATCAATGAATTTATTTTGTGAAGACGGACTTTGGGATATTATTGAAGAATGTTGTAATAAAAAAAATATTGACATTAGAACGATTATAAAATATTCACTTGAAAATTATAAAATATTCAATGATTACAAATTCTACAATGAACGTGGTTCATTTAAATCTATGATTACAGATATTACAAAATTAACAATATATAGTAATGAGTAAAGAAGAATTATCAGATTGGTTTTGGAATAAATTTAATTGCTGCTATCCAGTTAAATCAGATGAATTTCCTGATAGTATATTCTGGTTTTATGATGAAACATTTGTTAGAAAACAAAAAATATGTAAATTAAATAATCAAGATATTACTTTTCCTGATAAAGTTAAAGGAGTTTGTTTATTTGATCAGGACACTAGATATGAAGTATTTATGTGTGATTATGATTTAATTTGGACATATTTTAAAGATAATTATGGAGATGATTATGATTATATACAATCACTTATAAGCGATATACTTAAAGAAAATGATAATTTAAATGAATACACACCCAGATATCTTAAAATAAAAAATTATCATAATTTAACTGTATATACACCAGTTATTCAATATAAAGAAAATATTAAAAATATGCATTATAATATTAAATTGAAAATATATGAGTAAAGAAGAATCATCAGAGTTTTTTTGGAATATTTTTAACTGCTGCTATCCAGTTAAATCAGATGAATTTCCTAATTGTATATTGTGGATTTATGATGAAAAATTTAATAGAAAACTTAAATTGTGCATAATAAATAATCAAGGAATATCAATACCTAAAAATATGAATACTGGATCATTATTATTTGTACAAAATATAAACAAAAAAAATTTGTACATTAATAATAACGAAATATGGAATTTCTTTGATAATAATTTAAGAATTGAAGATAAAAATGTTAAATTAATGATATATGAAATTTTAGATAATAGAAACAATGATGATATTTTTATCTTAAATTCTTATGATATAATACAACATCTTCCTTATGATTTAATCACTTATTTAAGTCTGCAAAAAGAACGAGAAAAACATTTTCATGTATGGACATCATATTTTTTTCTACATTTTCAACATCTACACAATTTAAATATATATGAGTAAGGACGAATTATCAACTTGGTTCTGGAAAGTTTTAAATTCCTGCTATCCACTTTACAAATCTAATAATCCTAATATTATATCATGGTATTATAACGAGAATTTTTCAAGAAAAATTAAATTATGTAAAATAAATAATCAAAAAATTATAATAACTGACGAATTTAAAGGTGATTTTGTTTTTGAACAAAACATTAAATTCAAATCAATATATTTTAATCATGATAATATATGGAATTTTTTTAAAAATAACTATTCAACTGAAGATGTTTATATAGGTATATTACTAAAAGAAATATTAAATAATAGTAATAAATTTAAAGGTTATAAATCATATATGACATACAATTATGATAATTTTTTACTGAAGTACAATCAAAGTTTTGAATTATATGAATAAAAAAGAATTAATTAAATGGTTCTGTGATAAGTTTAACTCGTGCTATTCAGTTAAGCATGATGATTATCCAGGTGTCATATTATGGTTTTATGATGAAACATATATTAGAAAACTTAAATTATATAAACTTAACAAGCAAGAGAACATATTACCAAATAAAGTTAAAGGAATTTGCTTATTCAGACAAGACACAAGAAAAAAAATTTTTTGGTGTAATTATAATGAAATTTGGGAATTTCTTGAAGATAATTATAAAGATGGAGATTATAATGAAATTCAACTACTTATAAAGAATGTACTATCAAATAATATAGAATTAAAAGAATATGATCCAAAATTAACTGACATCATAAGTAGTAGAATAATATCAAATAATGAAAAATTGAGTTCATGTTATCCTGCGTCAATGAGAGTAAACTTTAATGAACTTAATGATATTGAAAAAATAAAAATAGATGAATAAAAATGAATTATCAAATTGGCTCATTGATAAAATGAAATCATGCTATCCAGCTCATGACTTAATTAGTCCTAATAATTTATATTATTTCTATGATGAAAGACATATTAGAAAACTTAAATTGTGTAAAATAAATAACAACAAATATAAATATAAATTACCTAATAAAGTAAAAGGAAAATGTTTATTCACTAAAAATTATAAAGCAAATGTTTTATATTTTAATTATGATGATACTTGGAGATTCTTTGAAAAAAATTATATTAATGATTACGGTAAAATTCAAACTCTTATTTGTAATATATTGACAAAAAATTCAAACTTAAATTTAAAAATAAATCAAATCTCCTTTTCTTGGTTATTACCATATGCGGGTGTTGAAAAATTAACAATTTATAAATCAAATCTAATGCAACCAATTCAGTTCAAAGATAAAATGATAAAAAATGAGTAAAGAAGAATTATCAAATTGGTTGATTAGCAAAATTTTATATTGCTATCCAGTAGTAGATAAAGAATGGAATGATTACGTTTTTTATTTCTATGACGAACAATATATTAGAAAACTTAAATTGTTTAAGTTATATAATATAAAAATAACATCGCCAAATCAAGTTAATGGAATATGCTTATTTAGTTTAAATATTAAATATAAAATTATTTACTTTCATTATGAATATGTTTGGAAATTCTTTGAAAATAATTATATAAATAATTATATACAAATTGAAAAATTTATAACTGAAATTATAAATGATTATAAACAACTAAATAAGTATTCACCAAAAAAAAATTCACAAGGATTTAGATATCCTGAACTAATAAGAAGTAAGAAAAATTTAGAAATTAGAGAAGCTGATTGGTCATCTCTACTTCCAAGTTCATATAAAAAATTAATAGTATTGAAATAAAAAAACTCAGTTAAATTAACTGAGTTTTTTATTTTATGCATTTGCATTAACAATAGTATTTCTATCGTATGCTAACTTTTGAATCACAGATGAATCAACATATAAATCTTTTGTGTAACTATTATAAATATATGTAGATGCTGTAAAATCTGATAAATGATAATTGTTAATACCAACATCATAATTACCAATATTGAAATTATCACAAACATTATTCATCTTAAAATTGCTACCAATTACATTACGATTAAACGCGTTACCAATAGTATTATAGCTAAAAACATTTCCAATGTTATTGATGTCAAATCCATTTCCAATAGTATTAAATTGAAAATAATTCCCAATAATATTACCATTAAAATATCCACCAAAAGAATTTCCTGTATTATTATTTTGAAAATTAGAACCAATCCTATTATTTTGCGAGCCATTTCCAATAGTATTACATAGAGCAGCATATCCAATACTATTATAACTAAAATATGATTCAATAGTATTACGAGAAAACGCTTCACCAATATAATTATGAATAAAATATTCTCCAATACTATTATAAAAAAACACATCTGAAATAGTATTATATTGAAACATGCTTCTTATTGTATTATTATAAAAACTAGCTCCAATACTATTATTCATAATATTACTTTCAATTGTATTAAATGTAAAATTAACTCCGATACTATTGTGTTCAAAATTTCCTCCTATTGTATTATTAAAAAAACTAGCTCCAATACTATTATAACTAAAATATGATTCAATTGTATTGCAGTTAATATTATTTCCAAAAAATACAGTATTATTACAATTAAGTATATCTCCATCTCCAATGTAATCTTGTTTTATTCTATTAGAATAAATTGTACTATCATATGTATTAAACATCAGATAATCAGTATATAAAGTGGATGTTGGAATACTAAAATAAAGATACCAATTTGTTATATTTGGACTAGAATAACTTAAATTAGCCCATTCAAAACGTTTCCAAATAATTTGATTTGTTTGTGTTGATGGATTCACACCAATTACATTATCAATTAAACATATATAAATTTGTGTTGTCCCACTGATTAAAACAACATCACTTCTCATATATGTTGATCCTGAATTCCAAATGTTTGTAACATTCAATTGCCATCTTCTAAATTTTACTTGTCTGAAGTCAAATGGAATATCATTATTTTTTAATGTATCAACTCTTCTATAAATATATCCTTTTGCACATCCAGGCATCATACTTTGATTATTATTGAAATCATAATATATTATATCATTCGGATATAATCTTGAATACGTCTCAGGCTTTAATGTATTAACACTACTTGCAGTTACTAATAAAGGTTCTGTTGTTCCTGAATTTATAATAGTTGTTTCAGGTATTCTATGTATAGTTTGATAATCAGTAATTAAATATGCTTGATTAGTAGTTAATCCACTATTATTAATTAATGTTACTAATCCACTATATGTGACATTTGTAACTGAATTTGTACCTCCACTAGAACTTATACTAATACCTGATGTTCCTGATGTACCATTTTGTCCAGAACTTCCATATCCAACTGAACCATTCTGTCCTGAAGTTCCTGACGTTCCTGAATTACCGGAACTTCCTGTGTTTCCAGTTGATCCATTCTGTCCAGATGTTCCAGATTTACCTGCTGTTCCACTAGTCCCATTTTGACCTGATGTACCAGAGGTGCCTGTTGATCCACCTGTTGTTCCAGATAATCTTCCTTCAACCCATTCTTCACTCGCTAACTGTATATTTACCATTAATTTTTTTTATTTGTATATATTAAAAAACAATAAATAAAAAACTCAGTTAAATTAACTGAGTTTTTTTATTAATTTCCTATGATTTTAAGTTTTATACTTTTTTTACATATCTCACAAAATACATTAAATTGATTAAAAATTGCTTCATCTATTCCAGCTAATTTTTTTCGTTGAATTGCTAATTGCTGATCATATGTATATTCAGAATTAATAAGTCCTGATACTTGTGATTCATATGATAAAGAATCATATTCATATAATCCTTCTTGAATATAATCACCCATATCAGTGTAAATTTTCCAACCAGTACTTCCAGATGAAAATCTCAATTCTTTGTAACCATTTTCAATACATAAATCAGAATTGTTATTAAATCCAACTATTCCATCTTTACTTTTTGGTGCTTTTTCGATAGTAACTTTATCTATCATTTTTACATACGTTCTTTTAAATATATTCATAATTATTATTTATTTTTGAAATTCATAAGCTCCAATATCAATAGTAGTTCCACTAATTCTATTATTTGATTTTACATCAAAAACAGATCCATAACCAGAAGTATTATCGCTATTTATTCCGTTGTCTATTAAAAAAGATTGTTCTGAAATATTAAGATTACAAACTAATACATCATCTACTACTCCTGAATTTAAAGATATTATATCAAAATAAGGACTATTAGTATCTCCACTATTATTAGTAGAAATTGATATATTTCCAATACCTGGTCGTTCGTCATTTTCAAATGCAGAATATTCTTCAATACTTGAATTTGTATTAACTACATTATTTTGAGTTCCAGCTATTGATTTATTTCCCCAAACTACAGTATTCTTTAATACACAGTTATTTGTACCACCTCCTGAATTTCTGACAACTGAACAATTTATAAGATTAGCAGATTCTGCTCCTCCAACTAGACTTGCTCCGTAGTTGTTAAAAATTGAGCATGATATTAATGTTCCACCACTTACTCCTCCTACATTACCATTTGAATAATTATTATATACAATTGAACTGATCAAATTTGAATTATATGATCCTGCTGAGTAACTTAAATAGTTAAGAGATTCATTAGAGTTAATAGAGCAATTTACTAAATTCGAAATAAAAAGTGTTGTTCCTTTAGCAGCAGTGCTAATGTTTTTATTTATATCAGAATTTGAAAATGATGATAAAAAACCTGCTGAAACACTTCCAACTGTAGAATTATTACTTATAAAGCAGTTCGTTAGTGATGAATTTATTGCTCCTGCTGATCCACTATATCCATATCGGTCTCCCATATCAGAATTAACTGTTCCAGTATTAACATTACTTGAAATTATAGAATTACTAATTGATGAATTTATAACTCCTACTCCACCATTTATATTTCCAATTGATGAATTAAAAGATACTAAGCAGTTATTAAGATTTGCTCCATAAACACCACTCCATGATGAATACCAGTAATCGTAAGATTCAATATTATTAATTATTTGACAATTTGATAATATTAATGTACCTGAAGAATGAATTCCTGCACATAAATATGGTATTGAGTCATTGAAAGAATCCGATATTTGAAATCCGTTTACAACTGATTTTATACCTGAACTACAATAAAGAGTAGTATATGAAGAAGTTATCTGAGAACCTAATAAATTACCAGACATTATACTTTTATTTTTTGGTACAGGAACAAATAAATCTATATTTCCAGATGGTAATCTTAATATTTCTTTGTAAGATACCATATCACGCTCATATAGAGAACTTTCAGTACCAATAAATCCTCCGAATATATTTATTCCAGTCTTAAGAAGAAATGATGCAGATCTGGCATCTCCAATTGTTCTTAATGTAGTAGGTAAATAAGTAATTCCACTTTCAGATCCTTTAACAAAAATTGCATCACCAGAATTTGACAAATCAATAGCTGTTTGAATATTCTTATACGAATTTGTCCATGATAATCCATCATTAGTATCTAATCCATTATCTCCATCAACATATCTTATAACTGAACCTATTATCTCAAATCCATTTTCATCAATTCCAACAGTAGCGATATTTTTATAAATAAGTCCTAGCCTCCAAGTAATGCCATTATCTGATGATGACATTGTATACATATATTCACCTACTTCTGTTGGATATTCTAAATTGTCAAATAAAAAATTATTTGGAAAACTTAATGACACATAATCGTTAAGTTTAATTTTTAAATATAATTGAACATATTTACTCATATCAACATTTCCTGTATTTACAGTTACTGTTAATCCTGACGCTGTTGATATATCATATACTTTAATATTCTTGTCTAATATAATAGAACCTGATACAACTTGTTCAGTGTTATATTGAATTGTGTTACCATCTGTTAAATTTCCTACTATATCAGTTACCCAGTTTTGATTAGCTAAATATATTATTTCATCCATTTATATTTTTATTTCTATATATAAATTAAATAAAATTAACAATTGAAAATAAAAAACTCAGTTAAAATATTTTAACTGAGTTTTTTTAGGTATTTTATGAGTTAAGCATTTGCACTCACAATAACAGTCTTATCATATATTAACTTTAACTGTGATGAAGAATTACTAAATATTTCTTTTGTATATGAATTATAAACATAAGTAGATGATAAAAAATTTGTTCCAGTAACACCACATTGAATAAAATTGTGAGCAAAATTACTTCCTATTGTATTACCACTAAATGTCTCTATTATTGAATTATTTGTAAAATAATTTCCTACTGTATTAATACCAAAATAATTTGATATTGAATTATGTCCAAAATCAGTTCCTATTATATTAGTACCAAATCCACTTTTTATTGTATTATACATAAAATTAGTTCCTATTGTATTAGCACCAAAATTACTTCCTATTGAATTATATCCAAAATTAGTTCCTATTTTATTATTACCAAAATTTCCTCCTATTACATTCAAAGAAGAATTGTTTCCTATCGTGTTAGTACCAAAATTTCCTCCTACCACATTTAAAGTGAAAGCGTTTCCTATTATATTATATCCAAAATTGATATCTATAATATTATTAGTGAGTCCATATCCTATAAAATTAAATTGACAATTACGTTCAATTGAATTATAAGTAAAACTATCACCTATTACATTAAAATTAAAACTATTTCCTATTGTATTATCAGAAAAACTTCCTCCTATTGAATTAATAGCGAAACTGTTTCCTAATTTATTTTTATTAAATGCATATGAAATAGAATTATTATAAAAACTATCTCCTATTGTATTAGTATTAAAACTATTTCCTATTGTGTTCTCATAAAAATTGTTTCCTATAGTATTATTATAAAAACCAGATCCAAGTGTGACTGAATTATTGTTTGATATTATATTTGTTGATGACTGTTCAATTGAAATATTGAAACTCGATGAATAATCCCAAAACATATTATAATCTGTATATCCAGTCGAACATGGAATATTAACACTGAACAAAGCCCAACTATTTTTATATGGACTTGTGTAACTTAAATTACCCCATTCAAATAATTTCCAAATTGAATCAATGGATGGATCAATTCCAGTCACAAGATTATTCATACAAATATAAATCTTAGTTGTTCCACCACTTAAAACAACATCATTCTTATTGTATGTCGTACTATTATTCCAAATGTTAGTAACATTCAATTGAAATCTTCTGAACTTTACCTTTCTAAAATCAAAAGGTATGTCATTAACCTGAATTGTGTCTATCCTTCTATAAATATATCCTTTAGTACAACCAGATACCATACTTTGATTATTAGTATAATTATAATAAATAATATCCTGAGGATATAATGCTGAATATGCTTCTGGTTTTAATGAATTAATACCACTTGCTGTAACTAATAAAGGTTCTGTTGTTCCTGAACTTAACTCAGTTGTTTTAGGAATTACATATACTGTCTGATAATCTGTTATTAAATATTGATTACCTATTGTTAATCCATTTGAAGATATTAAATTAGATAAACTATTATATGTCAAATTTGTAACTGTACTTGTACTTCCACTAGGAGAATTACCAGATGTTCCAGATGTTCCTGAACCTGATGTACCAGAAGTTCCTGAATTTCCAGCAGATCCATTCTGTCCTGAAGTTCCTGACGTTCCTGAATTACCAGAACTTCCTGTGTTTCCAGTTGATCCATTCTGTCCAGATGTGCCTGATCTACCTGCTGTTCCACTAGTTCCATTTTGACCTGATGTACCAGACGTACCTGTTGATCCACCTGTTGTTCCAGATAACCTTCCTTCAACCCATTCTTCACTCACCAATTGAATATTTATCATAGTTAATTTTATTTCTATATATAAATTAAACTAACTGATTAAACAATAAATAAAAAACTCAGTTAAATTAACTGAGTTTTTAATTTTTTATAAATCTAATTATTCAATGACATCTACTATTGTTGTCACATCATATACTAACTTGTTAAGCCCTGTTGAATCAACATATAAGTTTTTAGTATAGGCTAAATAGATATATGTTGATGATGATAAATCTAATCCAGATCCAAAATTATCACATATATTGTTCATAGTAAAATTACTTCCAATTGTATTAGTATTAAAGTTACTTCCAATTGAATTATTTTGAAAGTTACTTCCAATTGAATTATAATTAAAATCACTTACAATTGTATTACCACTAAAAATACTTTCAATAGAATTATTATTAAAATTACTTCCAATTGCATTTCTTTCAAATCCATATCCAATTGAAGTATTAGTATTAAAATCACTTCCAATTGAATTTTTTTGAAAGTTACTTAATATAGTATTATATTGAAAGTTGCTTCCTATATTATTATATTGATAATAATTATCCACACTATTAAAATTGAAATTATTTGAAATTGTATTATAGTTGAAATTTGCGCCAATTGTATCATTATTGGAAAATAGACTTCCAATTGAATTATTATTAAAATTATTTCCAATATTAGAGTTGGAACTAAAATCTGCTCCAATTAAATTATTATAAAAACTACTTGCAATATTATTACTAGTAAAATTACCTCCAATTATATTATTGTAAAAATTATTTGAAATTGTATTATAGTTGAAATTATTTGAAATTGTATTACCACTAAAATTAATATCAATATTATTATTTTGAAAATATGATTCAATATTATTAGAGTTAAAATTATCTCCTATGTTGTCATTTTTATTAAAATCACTTCCAATTATATTATTGTAAAAATTATTTGAAATTGTATTATGGTAAAAATTATTTGAAATTGTATTACCACTAAAAAATTTTCCAATTGAATTATACATAAAGTAATTTTCAATACTATTATCATTAAAATTGTCTCCTATTGTATTACCTGAAAAACCAGTTCCTATTTTATTATTCTTAAAATTGCTTCCTATTGTATTACTATTAAAACCATCTCCTATTGTATTATCACGAAAATTACTTCCTAAAATTATAGAATTATTTTGATCTATTCTATAATTTAGTGCTCCTATTTTATTATTAAAAGCAGTTGAATAATCAACAAAAAAATTATAAACTGTAACTCCACTACTTATATAATTATTTACAATCTTAAAATTTCTAAAATCAAAAGGCATATCATTATTCTGTATTGTATCTATCCTTCTATAAATATATCCTTTAGTAGAACCATGTATAACATTAGTATTATTATTGAAATCATAATATATAATATCCTTAGGATATAATGCTGAATATGCTTCTGGTTTTAATGTATTAACTCCACTAGCTGTTACTAATAAAGGTTCAATTATACCAGTGAAAGTATTTCCATAATATGCATCAATATAAATAGTCTGATAATCTGTAATCAAATACTGACTTCCAATTGTTAATACACTATTATTAATCAAATCGCCCAATTCATTATATGTAACATTAGTTACTGAAGAACCACCAGTACCTCCGCCTAATTGTCCTTCAACCCACTCTTCACTTGCTAATTGTATATTTATCATTTATCATTTTATTTCTATATATAAATTAACAAACTAAAAAACTCAGTTAAATTATTTTAACTGAGTTTTTGTTTAATTAATATCAGATGTTATATTTAACGATTGATCAAATATTCCCTCACAATACATATACTTATTGTCCAATTTTATAATATATAAAATACTATCAATATTTAAATCAGATGATGCAAAATCCTTTATACATTTAAAAGATTCTTTATGAATAGCATAACTATGAGTGAATAATTTACCTGGAATTTTTTCAATTCCTTTATGTACTTTATCTCTGAATATTCCTTTAATGATATTATTCTCCTTCCTGAATTGTATCATATTATCAAAATAAAATAAATTCCAATTATTGTTCTTTAAAAAATTAAAACAAATATCTAAATGATAATCTAATTTTTTTTCAATCTCTATGTTATCCTGATTAAAACAAACATCATCCTCAAATATAAATATCTTATCATAATCATTTTCTATAGCATCATCTATACAACTAATATGAGATGATTTACAAGATTTAGTAGAACTAATATCATCAGTGATAGGAACAATTTTCTTATATTTAGTTATATTTAATATTCTAAACATATTCATTATGTTATCATATCTATCAGTCCTAATTGGTAAATTTATAAAATATACCATATCAAAATATTCAAAATAATTATGCAGTAGCATCTACTATTGTTACTTTATCATAAATTAATTTTCTTTGACCTGATGAATTAACAAATAAATCTTTAGAATATTGATTATAAACATGAGTGGATGATGTGAAATTTAATCCACTATGATCAAAATTAAAATAATCACAAACATTATTCATTGTAAAATTGCTTCCAATTGTATTACTATTAAAATAACTTCCAATTGTATTATATTGAAAATTACTTCCAATTGTATTACTATTAAAATAACTTTCTATACTATTATTTTGAAAATACATTATAATATTATTAAATGTAAATACATTTTCAATCGTATTATTTTGAAAATTACTTCCGATAGTATTATAATAAAAATTACCAAAAATAGTATTATTATTAAATAAACTTCCTATACTATTATTTTGAAAAGCATTTCCAATTGTATTATACTGAAAATTATTCAAAATTGTATTCCAATTAATCATACCTCCAATTGTATTAAATCTAAAATTTATTCCAATAATATTACTGTCAAAATAATCATCTATTGAATTATTTTGAAAAAAATCATCTAATAAATTATCAGAAAAATTGTTTTTTATTGAATTATTATTAAATCCAAAACCAATCAAATTATTGAAAAAATATGAACCTATTTTATTAAAACTAAATGAATTAAAAATAGTATTGTTGAAAAAATATGAACCTATTTTATTGTTATTAAATTGATAACCAAATATTACATTATTTGAATATGTAATCATATCTGATCCATATATATTTGACATAGGAATTAAAAATTGTTTATCTATAATATTATTAAAACTAGTATTATAATCATTCCAATTACTCCACATATTATAATCTGTATAACCAGTAGAACAAGGTAAATATAAAGCATTAAACTGATATCCTACACTTGTCGTACTTACATATGATTTGTTACTTATCATATAAAATGTATTCCAATAATTAGTATTACTTAACTGATTACCTGTATTTCCACTTACTATACTAACATACAGAATATTATTTGTATTACCGCTTAAAACAACATTATTACGATTATATGTTGTTCCAGAATTCCAAACTTCACTAACATTTATTTGCCATCTTCTAAACTTAACATTCCTAAAATCAAAAGGAATATCATTGTTCTGTGCAGTATCTATCCTTCTATAAATGTAACCTTTAGTACATCCAATTACCATAGTCTGATCACTATAGTAATTATAGTAAATTATATCCTGAGGAAATAAACTTGAATATGCCTCAGGCTTTAATTTATTAACTCCACTTGCTGTAACTAATAAAGGTTCTGTCATTCCACTATTTATATCAGTTGTATTAGGTATCTTATGTACTGTTTGATAATCAGTAATTAAATATTGTCCACCAATAGTTAAATTATTAGTATTAATTAATGATGTTAATTCATTATATGTAACATCAGTTACTGAATTTGTGTTGCCTGTTGATCCACCAGTACCTCCGCCAAACTGTTCCTCAACCCATTCTTCACTTGCTAATTGTATATTTATCATTTATTATTTTTATTTCTATATATAAAATCTTATATTTGAAGAACAGCCTAATCAATTAGAGACGCGTTCCCCAAAAGTCATCAATTACACTCAAGCCTAATCAATTAGAGACGCGTTCCCCAAACTACCAACTCTGAACACTTGAAATAACCTCACCTTATGACTAACACAACACGCAAAATAAACCCACCATGAAATATATGATGAGCAACTTCAATAGCTTAAAAATGTTTTTAACCTACTACAATAGGATCATCTCCAGGTGAAGTTCCCTTAAATGCCTTAGTAGTCGTACTGGTTGTGATAATGTCTTCCATATTACTTTTCTTCTATATATAAAAAAACCTTCTATTATACTTCAGATAATTTTTTTATTCCAAAATTTTTTATTACCTTTATAACTTAAATATAATTGTATGAACAACGAAGAACTTGCAGACTGGCTTCTTAATAAAATATTTTCCTGCTACCCAGTTAAAATGTTAGAAAACGATAACATTACCTTCTGGTACTATGATAAAATATTTCATAGAAAACTTAAACTGTCTAAACTAAATAATACTAAAATTGAATATCCTAAAAATATTACTGGTATATGTATATTCGAACAAGATATAAAAAATAAACAACTATGCTTCAACTACGACGAAATATGGAAAATTCTATTCGATAACTATTCTGACGATATAGACGATATTAATTTCCTTATTATGAATACACTAAAAGATTCAGAATTTAAGTCATATACACCAGTTGAAAGTATGAACATTGAAACTCAATTTCAAAAATATGGACTAAAAATACCAGATAATGTAAATCAGTTTAAATATAAACATAAACATAAACATAATTTGATATCTAAAAAACAACTAAAATCAAAACTAAAATCAAAACTTAAATTTAAAATTAAAATACCTAAAATAAGTAACGCTGATTTTAAAAACCTATGCATTAAATATAATACTAATATTAATATTATGTCATCTTTTATAACTAATAATAAAAAAATTAGAATATTTGATAAAGTAGGACTAATAATAAATACTAACGCATATATTCCAAAATCTAAATGACAAACGACGAATTATCTAAATGGTTCTGGAATAAACTGAACTCATGCTACCCTGTTATTCATAAAGACTACCCAAATAGTATATACTACTTCTACGACGAAAAATTTATTAGAAAAATTAAACTGTGTAAAATAAATAATACAATTGTAACATTACCTGATAAAGTTACTGGTATATGCCTATTCGAACAAGATAATAAATATAAAGACCTTCTATGCGATTATACTGAAATATGGTCATTTCTAGGAAATAATTATACGAAAAATTACGATGATATACAAACACTTATATCAAATATACTGAACGATAATATATGTTTAGAAAAATATAAACCTAGTACTTGCAGACTGTGGAATATGAACCTATTTGAACATAATAAACTGAAAATTTATTCAGCAAAAGTAGCAAGCTCAGGTTCATTTAATATTAAATTAACAGATCATACTAAACTAAATGCGTATCTACCAATAGAAGAACATTTCAAATATACAGGAAGACTAAAAGATATTACTAAACTATCTGTTTATATAAAATAACACTGAGAATAATACCTCAAATTTTTTTCCCAAAAAAATTTTTTGATTCCTAAATATAACTCTTTATTGTACAAAATTACTTAACATAAAAAAACTCTGAGAAATAACTCTAAAATTTTTCCCCAAAAAAAAATTTTGAATTTAACATATAGTAACAATTTAACTGGGTAAAATAACTCTAAATTTTTACCAAAAAAAATTTTTTGAATTTCAATATCCAACTTAATTTATTTAAAAAATACTCTGATACAAAATACTCAAAAAATTTCCAAAAAAAAAAAATTGATTTCTCATATTTCAATATTTTAACTGGGTAAAATACCTCTAAAATTTTTCCAAAAAAAAAATTCAAATATTGATATAAAAAACACATGGGGAATTTTTCAAATATTAACATACTCAAATATTAACAATTTTTCGCCATGGCTGCCCTATACCTGCATACACACTCTACACGCGCAAGTCGCTCAACACCATCACCAAGTCTAGTAGGCAAGTGTTCATGAACATCCGACTCAAGTGCGAATTCGTATTAACACTTAGTAAGTCACGGCCGACTTTCGCGCGTCGTCATCTCCGACAAATGTTCATGAACTTCTTCGCTCCCTCTCTTGATGGACAACCTTGTGAAGAACTCTTTAAAAATTTCTAAGATTTCTATCATGGTACTTAGATACCTTAGCAGCAGTATTGATATGTTGATACCAGATACCACCCAGTGGATAGCACCCCAGTAGTACCCAAGTATTACACACAACCTGTGTATATCATTCATCCACCATGACAACATAGTTATAACTATGCATAGTATTATAATCAATGACATCAGTATAGTTATATGTATAAGCATACAAGTATGATAGACTACTGTATATTATATTTATATACATATAAAGATATACTGTGTAGTGTATAGAAAACAATAAACTTTTTATTAATGTAGATACATATGTATAATAAATTAAACTTATTAATAAAATGTATCTATACATTTTATATAGGGTTGAGTTCACCCGAATTAACGCATCAGGAGAGTAAGTTCATTAGACCCTCGTTGAATGATGAAAGAAAAGTATATCACATGATGTGGTGTTACGGAACTATATACATATAAAGATATACTGTGTAGTGTATAGAAAACAATAAATGCTCTCAACAAATAAAATGTTAAGAGCATTTATTGTGTAGATAATGTTCAGGACATTTATATGTACGTGTTGTCCTTATGATATGTTAAGGTATATGTCTATGGCATTTGTGTGGTCACGTGTGAATAATGTTAAGGTATGTGTTAAGGTATGTACATATGTAATGGTATGTGGTCACATTATATTATATGTTAAACTTCTTAGCGTTGATTACTTCAGGATGGGTTATCGTTAGCCATTCATTATACTCTTTGAGGTTAGTGTATGGTAGTTCATTACCATTACAGTACAATGTTTTTAAGCTATCAGGTAGTATAGGTAGCATGGTAAGGTTATTGTCACTACAATTCAGTTCAATCAATGTATTAGGTAGCATAGGTAGCTCAGATATATAGTTACCACTACATGACAATGACTCTAATTTATTAGGTAGTATAGGAAGTTCAGTAATGTTATTACTACTACATGACAATGTTAATAAGCTGTCAGGTAATTTAGGTAGTTCATTCAATTTATTATTATAGCAAAATAAATGTTTCAATGATATTGGCAACTCAGGTAGCTCATTAAGATTATTATTAGCGCAGGTAATATATATTAATGTATCAGGTAATGTAGGTAGCTTATATATGTCGTTATTTGAGCAATACAATTCATATAATATATCAGGTAATATAGGAAGTTCAGTTAAATGTTGATTAGAATAATTTACTGTTACATAAGATCTTTCGAAGTGTTTAATATATTTCATAGGTTAAATTTATCAGTTGATTTTTCAAGGTTATATTGTTCAATTTGTTCTGGTGTCATTAATATTATACTTGTATCTTTAAGATAAATATTATCTTTATAATCTTTTAAATGATATGCAAATTCAAAATCTTCAGGTTTATCAGAAGATATTATATTATCTATAATACCTTTTTTATTACTTTTAGTTGACATGATATAATCTCCTTTTTTAAATTTAGAATTTCTACTTGATTTAAATTGTTTAATGTTTTTAATGTGTCTCATATTGTTATATATTAAAATTTATTTATCGAACATTACTGCTGTTGCAGGTATTTACTTTGTAAATATTACTGTGGTGATATGTTAAATTTAACAATCTTTATTTATTCTTAACCATATAAAATTTTGTAAAATCAATTAAAAGCGTTATCTTTGTCTTGATAACATGGACGTAGGATCATGGAGCCCGAGAGCGGGGTAATACGTAACTGTTAAAACATTTTAACTTATTTAAGATTAGTATAACAGTAGTTAAATCCTTAACAGTTATAACAGGAAATTAGTATTGATCATAATATATTATTATAGGACTTACTTGTAACTATCTGTAAATAACAGAGTTACGTTTATGCATTTTATATACCGTATTAACATCTATAATTATGCGTTAATCCTGCATATTTCCTGTATATCTCTGTAACTATTTGATTTAAAGTGTGTTGTACATTTGTGAAGAGTTAAATCCTTAACAAGTTTAATATTGTTAGGTTAAAACAGTTAAAGTGATAACATTTATAATGATTGTTTAACAGTTACGTAATGTCCCGCGTTGGAGAATATACTCCAGGCATTACACTGTCAATCACGATACAAAGATAACGCTTTATATCGGATATACCAAGTTAAAGATTGTTAAATAATAGAAGTCACCACAGTAATATTCAGTAATTAAATTTAATATATAATCATAAAAAAATATGATAAATATACAATTAGCAAGTGAAGAATGGGTAGGAGTGCAATTAACTGGTTCGACAGGAGGAGATAGTGGTGCTATGAGTTTAAAGCAAAAATTGATTTCAAATGATTCTGCTACATTGGTACAAGGACTTTCAGTACCTAGTGCTCAGGAATTTGGACTTGTAAAGTTTAATGGTATAAATTTTATTTATTATACTGAGGGATGGGAATCAGAACATATTAATGTAGCTGAGTATGATGTATTAAATCATATTGCTACCAATACATCAATTGCAGTTAATTCAGCATTATTAGGTATTGATTCAGCTATAGTAAAATGTAGTTACGCTTTTATATTTAACTCCAAGGTATATATGGTAGTTAGTTGTTGGAGTAGCAACTATTGTGCAATGTTATCATCCACAGATGGTAGAAATTTTACGGTAATTAGTAAAACTTTATTGGATGTTGTTAGTAATTTTAAAGCGGGTATGTTTGGTAATCATTGTATAATTCCATACAGAATTGATGGCTATTTTTACTGGTTTATTGAAGGTCGTGAATCAATGGATTCAGGAAGTCCATGGGGTATGAAACTATTAAAAAGCATCTCAATGGAAAGTGGCTGGGAGATGGTTGGTGTTGTTAATGGATTAGCTCCTGCATATAGTTCTCATGGTGGAGCAAAAGTATTCTATGATAATGGTATATTTAAAATGTTTTATCATTATTCAATGCAGGCAACTCCACCTTCAATTCTTGGATATGCAGAGGCAGATTTTAATAATCCATTATATTTTGAAAAGATATACTATCCATTATTGGATATCACAAGATCACCTTTTCCTGATACAAATCAAGTAGCAGATCCTGAAATAGTAGAAGTTGGAGGAAAAGTTTTATTGTTTGCTGAATATGTTGATAATTCAAATCATGAGGGAGCTGTATATGTTTGGGAAAGTATTTATCGAATTTATGATATACTTAGTTCTCCTTTGAATGACACAAACGTTAAATAAATTTAATATATACCTGCATGAAATACATTAAGGAGTTTGAAAAGATTGATAATAGTATGAGTAAATTTAAAGTAGGAGATTGTGTTATATCAACAGGAGGTAGAAGAGGAGTTGTATCTGAAGCAGAATATTCTAAATATAGAAAAGAATTTTTATATTCATTAGAAGAATATCCTACACTTTATTTTGAAGAGAAAGTATTATATCTAATGACACCAGATCAAATTGAAAGTTATGACATCAGTAAAATAACTAATAAATTTAACATATAAAAAAAGAAGAACATTTAGTTCTTCTTTTTTTTGTAGCATTTATTTCAAAAATAATGTAATAATAAATGTAGTAATAATTGTGTAACTCAAAATTTTTACATATCTTTATCCTACCTAAACTATATTAAATTATGAATAAAGAAGAATTACGAAAATGGTTCAATAACAAATTTAATTTGTGCTATTCTATTACTCATTCTGATTATCCTAATTGCATTTATTGGTACTATGATGAACAAATTGCAAGAAAGATTAAAATGTGTAAGATATGTAATTCTGATTATATAATTACAAACCAAATCAAAGGCATATGTTTATTTGAACAAAATGTATTCACTAAAAAATTATGGTGTGATTATGATGAAGTGTGGTCATTTTTTATAACAAATTACTCAACTGACTACAATGAAGTTAAATGTCTTATACTGGAAATATTGTTAGATAATGAAAAATTGTTCTTATATACTCCATATCATAGTTATTATCCACTAAGACCTAATATTATCAAATAAATGTATTATCTTTGTAGATTAAATATTATACAATGAATAAAGAAGAATTAACTGTTTGGTTCTGGAACAAATTTAAATCATGTTATCCAGTTAAACATGACGATTATCCTGATAGTATATTTTGGTTTTATGATGAGAAATTCATAAGAAAGATTAAATTATGTAAGTTAAATAATCAAGAAATAACTTTACCTAATAAAGTATCAGGTAAATGTTTATTCGACCAGGATTTAAAAAACAAACATTTATGGTGTGATAATAAAGAAATTTGGTCATTTTTAATTCAGAATTATAGAGATAACTATGATGATATACAATCTCTTATAAAGAATATACTGTCTGATGTCACAAAATTAAATGTATATACACCGTTTAATGGAGGAATCGCCATCACCATCCAACTGTCTGATGTCACAAAATTAAATGTATATACGCCTATAGTACTAGTTTTGAGCAATTCTTTAAAACTGTCTGATACCACAAAAATAAATGTATATACACCCGGTTTCATTCTTCAGTAAATCTTTTCATTACTGTCTGATACCACAAAAATAAATATTATACAATGAATAAAGAAGAACTAAGTGAATGGTTATTAAATAAATTTAACTCATGCTATCCAGTTAAGCGTGCTGCGTATCCTGATTCCATATACTGGATATATGATGAACAATTTATTAGAAAACTTAAACTGTCTAAATTAAATAATAAAACTGTTAAGTTACCAATTAATATAAAAGGAATTTTATTATTTGAACAAAATAAAAAAGATAAAGTTTTATTCTGTGACTATGATGAAATCTGGAAGTTCTTTAAAGATAATTATTATACTGATAGCTATATTATACTTAAAAACCTTATTACTGATATATTACATAACAATAAAAATATAAATTCATATTCAATTACTCAAGAATCATTAGATTATAATCTGAAATTCACAGAATATACTTGTGATGAAGATGACTTCACAATTAAGGTATTTTAAATAAAAAATGTGAACTAAATCAGTTCACATTTTTTATTTAATTCTGCCTTACCTTATTCCTAAATTGATTGGAAAATATGTCAGTCAATCGTTCTAATAGATCAGTTATTCTATCTACTTCTTCATCAGTTAATGTTGAATATATATCTTCTACTTCGTCATATTCACCCTGAGCACTCAAATTCATTATTTGACCAATCACTGCTCTTAATTTAGGTGATAACGATAATATATCAGAACTATCTTCAGCACCAATATCATCACTATCCTCACCCGTGTTTAATAACTCACGTGGTAATGTTTCACCCAAATCATCAGAGTAATTCGTAAATTCATTTAATTTTTTTATATGATTCATATCATTTCTTTTTTTATTATATATAAATTTTATATGTTAAATTTGTTTGATTGCAGAATTGATTCTAATTCTTCTTTATCCTTACTATAATATAAAATCTCACTATCACTAAATATCATAATATTATTATTATTTGAATATTCTACTTTATAAGGATAGTCAATATCTATTAATATCTCAATTATTTTTCCAACATGAGAAGAAGTAAATTTATTGACATAATCTCTACTATCATCAGAATCATCAATATATGTGCAAATGACATAGTCTCCTACTTCTGGCTTATTCTCATTCATTTCAAATGTCTTTATATATTTCATATGTTAAATTTTTTTGTATTTAATATTAATTCTAATTCTTCTTTATTGTTGGACCAATATAAGATGCACTGTAAATTACATAAGTAATCATTTTCACTATATTTATATTCTATTTTATATTGCCAACTATCAATACGTCTTATCTTACCAATATGAGTTGTTATGAAATTTTTATTTGATGAAAATTCTCCAGAACAAATGACATAGTCTCCTACATCAGGTTTATATTCATTCATTTCAAATGTCTTAAAAATTGTTATCATACTTCTATATATTAAAAAAGATATATTATTTTAAGAAATTTACATTTGTAAAAATCCACTATCTTTTATCATTCTTTTATTTTTCTAATTACAGTAATGTGTAATAATATCTATATATTAACAAGTTTAATTATATTTAATTATATTCTTATTTATTGTATATAATACAAATTTATAAATATATTAACATCAATACTTTATGTTAATCTCCATTATCTTACCTTTATAATATTTAACTTAATAATTTTAACTTAAAGGATTTTAACATTTCAGCAAACGTTAAATTCCATTATCTTTCCTTTTATAATTTTAACTTAATGATTCCTAAATTTCCTAAATCATAATGATCCATAAATCTTGTTAAAATTTAAAGTACTGATTATCAAAGACTTATGGAAATTTGTAAAGGTCTGAGTATTAGGTGGTTACGTTGAAATATATGCATACTATCTTAGAAGATTTATTTTTCTTTGGACCACCGTCAGTGGTCAATGTTTTTATTTTCACATTATTACGTGACCACCATTAATTTTTAGTTAAAAAAGTGTCATTTTAAGAAATTTTACCAAGTATTTCATCAATTTGGCACGTCACGGACACAAATTTAGCACTATATTTAGCACTATTTTTCTTGTTTTATAATTTGTCAGTACCGATATTTATTAGTATATTTGTATGATGATATAATGCATTCATATTTAGTTGATTATCAAATGATTGTAATCATTTTTGTAGATATTTAGAAGATTTTGAATATTTAGAGCATTTTAAATATTTTTTTGATATTAAAACTTCGGTGAGGGAGAAAGTGAATAATTAAATGGAAATTGAAATGGAAATTGAAATGACTGAGAATATACCGCAGGTAGGAGATTATGTTATATGTTATGGTGAATATATAGGTAATGGAGATGATGAAATAAATTTCATATCAAACAACTTTGGTAAGATAACATCAATTTCTGATGGTTTATATCATCTTTTATATTTTTATATTGGAATAGAGAGGTATTATTGCAATTTACAGGACATAAAGCATTATTCTAATAATTTAGAATCAATAGAGGTTATACTTAATTCTATGAAATTTAACATATAGCATTAATTATTTAAAACTTCGGTGAGGGAGAAAGTGAATATTTTTGGTTATTTTGTGGTCACGGTTATCGTTTAACATATTGATATTAAGTGAATTTATTGGAATGCGTCTCTAATTGTGTTGGGTTGTTATTTTGGGGTATTTTAGATTAATATATAATATTATGAAGCATTTAAAAGTAAATGAAGAGATAGTTAGGAAATTAGTATATTCTCACAAGGATTTAGAATTATTACCTGATTTGCCTTCTACTATAGAGACATTGGAGTGCAACAGCAATTTATTGGTATCATTACCTACTTTACCTAATGGTTTAATTACAATATATTGTGGTAGTAATAAATTAGTATCATTACCAGAGTTACCTGAATCATTAGTATATTTATATTGCAGTATAAATGAATTAACATCGTTACCTAAGTTGCCTGATGGATTAAGGGAGTTATATTGTTCTGACAACAATTTAATGGAGTTACCTAATTTACCTGAGGGTTTAAAGGAGTTATATTGTACAGGTAATTTATTAAAGTCATTGCCTATATTACCTGATGGATTAAGACTTTTAAATTGCCGTGGTAATGGGTTACCTTATAAGGATTTGATTAGTTATAATCATTGGATGTCAATACATCATCCTGAGGTATTTAATAGTAGAAAATTTAACATATAGTTTATGAAGCATATTAAGCAGTTTGAGAGTATGGTTACAGATATAAATGTATCATTAGCTGATTTAGAAGTATTACCAGATTTACCTAATGAATTAAGGGAGTTAAGGTGTAGTGGTAATAGATTAAAGGAGTTACCAGAGTTACCTAATGGTTTAACAGTTTTATATTGTGATCATAATAATTTAAGTTCGTTACCTGAATTACCTGATACATTAGTTGATTTAGGTTGTAATGGTAATGGATTAAGTGAGTTACCTAATTTACCTAATGGATTAGAATATTTAGGATGTGATGATAACAATTTAACTTCACTGCCTATATTACCAGAGTCATTAATTGAATTGACGTGTAATAACAATAAATTAACTGAGTTGCCTTTACATTTACCTTCTTCATTAGAATATTTATATTGTGATGGTAATGGATTACCTTATAATAATATACATGGTTACAGGAGATGGATAAAGGAGAATCATCCAGATGTATATGCTGCTTCTAAATTTAGTATATAGTTTAGATATTTTAAAACTTCGGTGAGGGAGAAAGTAACATTTTATTGATTTTTTGTGGTCACACTTGTTATTAAAAAAATACATATAGATTATGAAGCATGTAAAGCAGTTTGAGAAATTTATTATTCCAATAACAGAGTTAGATTTAAGTGATAAGGGTTTAGAGGTATTACCAGAGTTACCTAGTACATTAATAAATTTGTTTTGTTATAACAACAGATTGACTACAATATCTGGCTTACCTGATGGATTAGTAAATTTAAGTTTTTTTAACAACAGATTAACTAAGTTACCTGAGTTACCTATTTCATTAGATTATTTAAATTGCAACAGCAACAGGTTAGAAGATTTATCTGGCTTAACTGAAGGATTAAAATACATATTTTGTTCTGACAACAAATTAAAAAGTTTGTCTACATTACCTAATGGATTAATCAAGTTAAATTGTTCTGAGAATAACATAAGTGAGTTACCAGAGTTACCTGATACGTTAGAGTTATTAGAATGTTCTTATAATGATTTACGTGAGTTACCATTAAATTTACCTAAGTCATTACTATATTTAGTTTGTGATCATAATAATTTACCTTATGATGGTTTGGATGGTTATAATGATTGGCTTTCTATTAATCATCCTGAGGTTATTAATAGTAGAAAATACAACATATAGATTAAAACTTCGGTGAGGGTTAAAGTAACATTTGTGGTCACATTTGTTATTTTTTGTTTAAAATTATGATTGATTAAGATTTATGGCATTTATAAAATAATATATAATGTTATGAGATACATTAAAAAGTTTGAGCATACTATTATATCATTAGATTGTTCTAATGAGCATTTAATTGAGTTGCCGCATTTACCTGAAAATTTAGAATATTTAAATTGTTCTTATAATAATTTAACAGAGTTGTCAGAGTTACCTATAACATTAGAAGAATTATATTGTCAATCTAACAATTTAGATTCTTTACCTAATTTACCTTATAATTTACTATATTTAGATATTAGTGATAACAGATTAAGAGAGTTACCTATATTACCTAATTCATTAATAGATTTTAATTGCAGTGGTAACAAATTACCTTATAACAATTTAAGAGAATATAATAGATGGTTAGAAGTAAATCATCCTGAGGTTAGTAATGGTAAAAAATTTAACATATAACAATGAAGTATATAAAGAGATTTGATAGTACAGTAACAGAGTTAGATTTATCTAGTAGTAATTTAAAAATATTACCAGTGTTACCTGATACATTAACTTATTTGAATTGTAATTATAATGAATTAACAGAGTTACCTAAGTTACCAGATGCATTAGATTTATTATATTGTAGTGGTAATTATTTAACTTCATTACCAGAGTTACCTGATACATTACAATATTTAGATTGTTCTGATAATAAGTTAAGGGAGTTACCTAATTTACCGATAGGATTAGAATTTTTAGAATGTGATGGTAATTATTTGCCTTATAATAACTTGAGAGAGTATAAGGAATGGAAAGAATCTCCTGAGTCTTATTCAGCTAATAAATTTAACATATAACAATGAAGTATATAAAGAGGTTTGAGAGTAGAGTTACAGATTTTGAATGTTCTGATCAACAGTTAACAAAATTACCTAAGTTGCCTAATAATTTGATAACATTGCGTTGTCATCGTAATAAATTAACTGAGTTACCTATATTACCTGATACATTAGAGAATATAGTTTGCAATTTTAATTATTTAACAGAGTTGCCTGAGTTACCTATTGAATTAAAAGAATTATATTGTACTAATAATGAATTAACGTCATTACCTAAGTTGCCTAATACATTGAAAATGTTATATTGTTCTAACAATAAATTAAGTGATTTGCCTGAGTTGCCTGAAAATTTAAGTATATTACATTGTGGTGGTAACAATTTACCTTATGAGGATTTAGATGGATATAAATTTTGGTATTCTAAAACTCCTCAGGGAATGGCTAAAAAATTTAACATATAACAATGAAGTATATAAAGAGTTTTGAGAAGATAAAAATTTTGATAATGCCATTAGATTATTCTAAATCTTATTTAACTGTATTACCTGATTTACCTAATGGATTGGTTACATTATATTGCAATGATAATTATTTAAATGAATTACCTGAGTTGCCTATCAATTTGAAGACATTATATTGCAACAGTAATTATTTAATGTCATTGCCGAAGTTACCTAATACATTAGAGATATTATATTGTTACAACAACAAATTAAAATATTTACCAAAGTTACCTGAAGGATTAAGGATATTAGATTGTTCTAATAATAAGTTAAATTCATTACCTGATTTGCCTGCATCATTAGAGAATTTAGATTGTGGAGGAAATGATTTTCCATATTATGATTTGGATAGTTATAATGATTGGAAAGAATTTCCAGAGAAGTATGCAGCTAATAAATTTAACATATAACTATGAAGTATATAAAGAGATTTAATAAGAAATTTGAGAGTATTGTTACAGATTTAGATTGTAATGATGAAAATATTAATGATTTAACTAATTTACCTGATACATTAGAGAAGTTACGTTGTTCTCTTAACAATTTACATACATTACCTAAGTTACCTGATACATTAAGATATTTAGATTGTACAAGGAACAGATTAGAGAGATTACCAAATCTACCTGATGGATTAGAGATATTATATTGTTATGAAAATGAATTAATTGAGTTACCAAAGTTACCTGATACATTATTTATATTATCGTGTGCTGATAATAAATTAAGTGAGTTACCTATTTTACCTGATGGATTAAAGGAGTTATATTGTCAGGATAACAATTTGAGTGAGTTGCCTTTATTACCTAATACATTACGAACATTAACATGTTCAAGGAACAATTTACCTTATAATGATTTAATTGGATATAAGAAGTGGTTAGAAGAAAATCATCCTGAGATTGGTGGAGCAAATAAATTTAACATATAGCAATGAAGTATATAAAAAAGTTTGAACATATAGAGAACGAAGACAATATCTTAAAATTAACTAATACAAGTTTTGGAGAAGGCATAACAGAGTTACCTGAGTTGTCAGATACATTAGAGAAATTGTATTGTAGTGGAAATAAGATAAGTGAGTTTACAGAGTTGCCTGATACATTAAAAGAGTTATATTGTGGTAAAAATTTATTATACTCTTTACCAACTTTACCTGATGGATTAGAAGTATTATTTTGTAGTAATAATAAATTAACTGAGTTACCTGAATTACCTGATACATTAATAAAATTTAATTGTTATAAAAACGAATTGACTGAGTTACCTAAATTACCAAGTACATTAATAAAATTAAGTTGTTATAAAAATAATTTAACTTCTCTACCTATATTACCATTATCATTAAAAGAATTGGATTGTCATGATAACAATTTAAGTGAGTTACCATTATTGCATTATACATTAGAATATTTAGATTGTGGCGGTAATAATTTACCATATAAAAATTTGAAAGAATATAATGAATGGTTAGAGATAAATCAGCCTGATATTTTTCAATCAAGAAAATTTAATATTTAATCATGAAGTATATAAAGGAGTTTGAGGGTATAGTAAAATCATTTGATGATATATTTAGTTATAATTATAAAGATTTCAGAGCGATAGGTAAATTAAGGTTATCTAAGACTAATTCTTTAAATTATGAATTTTATGATTATTTTTGTAATTATATTGGTGATACATATGAGATAAAATCAAAAGATGTTAATTTCAATACGTTAAGTGATGGTTACATACAAATCAAAAGGTCTAATATAAATAAAATAACAAAAGATGCTACAGATGAGGAGAAAAATAAATATATGTTATCAGTTTGTGCAACAAAATTTAATATTTAATTATGAAGTATATAAAGGAGTTTGAGGGCATAGTAACAACATTAAATTGTTTTCAAAAAGGATTGAGTAAGTTACCGAAGTTGCCTAGTACATTATTAAATTTAAATTGTCTTGGTAATGATTTAACTACGTTACCAAAGTTACCTGTTACATTAAAAAATTTAAATTGTTCTAGTAATAAATTAACGAAATTACCAGAGATACCTACTAAATTAATTGGCTTAGATTGTTGTTATAATAAAATAAGTGAGTTGCCTGAGTTACCTGATACATTAGAGGAATTGTTTTGTACAAGTAATGAATTAACATCATTGCCTAAATTACCTAATACATTAAAATATTTAGATTGTGAGAGCAATAATATATCTGAATTACCAGAGTTACCTGATTCATTAGAGAGGTTATATTGTTATGGTAATAATTTACCTTATAATAACTTAGATGGTTATAAGGATTTTAAAGAATTTCCAGAGAAGTATTCTGCAAATAAATTTAACATATAACTATGAAGTATATAAAGAAATTTGAAACAATGTCTCAGAATATTTTTTTTAATAGATTACATGATTTTTTAGAATTGATTAAAAAGGATGGAGATTATATTAATATTCAAAGTTTGCCTTATAATGATATAAATATGTGTAATGACCGTAATCAGACAATATTTAAGATAAATCAAGTTGATAAAGATGGTAGAATATTTGCTACTCCTGAATTTATTTATAGATATCCAGGATTATTTGATTATATTGAGTCTAATATATATCATGAATCAAAAAATCTTTCTAGTAGTCTTATTAATAATAGTATATTACATATAATAAATTTAGATAATCTACCAGATGATTTATCATTTGACACAAAAGGATATCAGATGTTTATTGATGTAAATAAATTTAACATATAATCATGAAGTATATAAAAAGTTATGAGAAGAAAGAAGAAAAAACCTTTATAATTGACAAGACTAATAATAAATTTCAGTTATTTTTAGATGATATATTAGTATCTGAGACTGAATATAGGATAGAAAAACCAGATAAATGGTTTAAGGACGAGTATATTACAATATTTAATTTAAGGACTGTTAATAGATTTAAGAGAAAAGGGTATGCTAAATACTTACTAAATCAGATGTTTGATTATATTAAAGATGATCTTGGTATTGATATTATCACATTACTTGTATTTAAAAATAATGAAGGTGCTGTAAAATTATATTTAGGTTGTGGGTTCAAAGTGTTTCAAGATTCTGATAAAATGAATAAAGATGATACTGATAAGGATTCATGTTTCATCTTAATAAAAAAACTAAAATCATGAAATATATAAAGAAGTTTGAGGGTATTGAACAAACGTTAATTTGTGATATAAAAAAATTAGGTAAGTTACCAGATTTACAAGAAGGATTAACAAATTTATCATGTAAATATAACATATTAACAGAGTTACCTAAGTTACCAAGTACATTAGAAGATTTAGATTGTAGGGGTAATTTATTAGATTCATTACCAGAGTTACCTGACAGATTATTAGAGTTATGTTGTTCAAAAAATCATTTAACATCATTACCTACTTTACCTGATAGATTAATATATTTAGATTGTTCTAATAATGAAATATATTCATTACCTAATTTACCTAAGAATATAAGGGAGATATATTGTAGGGACAATAAATTGATTTCATTACCTACTTTACCTGATGGATTAATAGAGTTACATTGTTTTGATAATTTTTTAACTTCATTGCCTACTTTACCTGATGGATTAAAAATATTAGATTGCAAGAACAATGAGTTATCATCCTTACCTTATTTATCTGAGGGCTTAAAGGATTTAAAATGTTCTAACAACAATTTAAAAACATTACCTATATTACCTTCATCATTATTATATTTAGATTGTGATGGTAATAATTTGCCTTATGATGATTTAGATGGTTATAAAAAATGGATGAGTGAGAATCAGCCTGAGGTTGGTGATATGAGCAAATTTAATATTTAAAATATAAAAATTAGTAAGGTATATAATAACATTTGTGTTCACAAATGTTATTTTTTTATATATTTTTATATATAGAAATAAAAATAACTTATGTTAAATATACAATTAGCAAGTGAAGAGTGGGTAGATGGAAAATTGAGCGGAGGTACTGGTGAATCATTTTGGGAATTAATACCTTCAATTACAGGAAAAACTATTAAATACGGCAGGCTTTACAATTGGTATGCAGCAACTGATTCAAGAGGTATTGCTCCTATAGGATGGCATATAGCTACAGTAGCAGAATGCCAAACATTAAATGAAGCCAATGGATTCCCGATATTATTATCTGGAGGTATATATGGTGGTCAATATAATTACCCATTTGAATTTGCCGGTATTAATAGTTTAGAAAGAATTATGACTACGGAGTGGGATGGCTCTTACATTAAATACGTTTATTATTATGTTAATAATACATTTTATGTTGGAAATTCTGGAGGGGTTGATTCTTTAAAATTTGGATCATATATTAAGCTTATTAAAAATGATTCTAATAATGAAGGCGATGTAATTATTGATGGAGACACTTATCACTCTGTAACAATTGGTAGCCAAGTGTGGTTGCAACAGAATTTAGCAGTTAGACATTATCAAAATGGTGATCCTATTGGTTCAGATTTTTCTGGAACATTTGGTGCAGTATGTTCATATAATGATGATGAAAATAATGTATATGACATAACGACAACTGATGACTTAACTCATATTAGACCAACATTAGATAGAAAGATATATGCTAGTGATATTGACAATTTACCAACAGGAGGAGGTTCTTCCGTAACTGATGTTACATACAATGAATTAAGTGAATTGATTAATGATAGCGGATTAACAATTGGTAGTCAGTATTTGATTACTGATTATCAGACAGTTCATGCCATACCTAATACAAGTGATATTAATACTGGTATCATAGAACCTTTATTAGTAACTGCAAGTGGATTAAATACATTAAAGCCTGAGTCATATTCAAGTTTATTTCCTCAAGATATAATTTACTATGAAGTGAGTAATGATCCAAAAATCGTAGATAGTATGGCAATGACAAAAGTGATAGATGGTAGCACAATGGGATATATTTATAGAAGGATAGATACATTTCAGAATAATGATATTCCATTTGATTTCCGAAATGTTAAGTTTCGTAGGTGGCAAATTGACGTCACATCAAATACATGGGAAAATTCAACATCATACAATAAGAATAGTGTAGTTTTATATCCTAACTCTAATAATATTTATATTTGTTTAAATGATAATGTAACTGGAATTGATCCATCAAGTGATAATGAAAATTCATGGAAGTTATTTGAATGGACCAATTTAAGTTATGTAAGTCCAGTTAATAATAGCTGGAGTCTTTCTAATTTTTCAATAAATTGTTCAACTGGATATACTGATTATAACATGTGGATCAATTGGGGTTATAATGGTTATATATCTTCTTATTCGAATAAGATTAATTCAATGGCTAATCGTAATAATATATCTTATAGTAATTCTATTTTTTATGGTTCATCTAGTAATAATGATATTTATGCAGAGTTTAGTAATAATTCAATAAAGAATAATTTTAGAAATAATATAATAATAGATGTTTTTTATAATAATTCAATAGGGTCTGATTTTACAAATAATAATACGTATGGTGATTTTGGCAGAAATTCAATTTCTAATGGATTTCATAATAATTCATCTGGTGATGATTTTTATGGTAATATTATTTTAGATGGATTTAATTCAAATGAGATTAACGGAAATTATTTTACTAATAATATAATTAGAAATAGTTTTAACAATAATGTAATGGGTGATAATTGTCATGATAATAATATAGGAAAATATTTTCAATATAATAATACAGGAATTAATTTTTATAATAATAAAACAGGAGATAGTTTTCAAAATAACATAATAGGAAGTTCATTTAATTATAATATTATTTTGGGTGATTTTCGGGATAATTTAATAGGAAATGGATTCCAAAGTAATAAAATAGGAAATTCTTTTGCTAGTAATGATATAAAAAATTATTTTCAATATAATAATTCTATTGGTGATAACTTTAATAGTAATATTATTAATGGAGTGTTTAATAATAATTCAATAGGAGATAACTTTAATAATAATATATTAAAAATTTATTTTTCTAATTGTACAATAGGTAATAATTTCTCTAAAAATACAACTGGATATAATTTTTATCAGAATAATATTGGTGATAATTTCAATCAGAATACTATTGAAAGTGATTTTAAATATAATACAGTTGGAAGTGGGTTTATTATGAATAATGTTTTTGATAATTTTAATTTTGATTATACTGGAGTAGATTTCTCATTATCCACTCATGTTTATAATTCATATAATAAAGAATTATACATAGATTCATCAGGTAATAAGAAGTTAATATATGACAAGATGATAATTGTAGATGCAAATGCATAATAAACTAACTCAGTTAATTAATTTTAACTGAGTTTTTTAATATATAGAAATAAAAATATTAATGAGCAAACAAACAATTAATATCGGTACTTATCCAAATGATGGAACTGGAGATAATCTAAGAGATTCATTCATTAAAATTAATAACAATTTTAATGAAGTTTATGCAATGACAGGAACAACAGAAAACGGAAATTCTGGAACATCTGGAACATCAGGATTTAATGGAACAAATGGATTAAATGGTACATCAGGAGTTGATGGTACATCAAATACAGGAAGTACTGGAAGTGTAGTAACTAATGTTACATATAATGAATTGAGTGAATTAATAAATAATAGTGGATTAACAACAAATTCATCTTATTTAATTACTGACTATCAGACAGTACATATTATACCTAATACAGAATATTGGAACAATTTACAAATAGGTAAAGAATATATTATATATCATTTATTCAAAAGCAATAATCCTGATGATGAATCTGACGATTTTAGTAATGTTGGATATTTAAGTGATGGTGTTCCATTTGTATCAACGAATGAATATCCTAATTATTGGGATAATACTTATGTATATGATTACTCAACTGATTATTTGTTTACTTCACAAATTGAACCTTTATTAGTAACATCAAGTAGTGTTGATACATTAAAACCAGAAGCATATTCTACTTTATATTCTCAGGACGTAATTTATTATAATCATAAGAGTGATCAAATTATTACACCTGGATGCACAAAAGGATATATTTACAGAAGAGTTGATACTTTACATGATAATGATATATCTTTTGATTTCAGGAATGTAAAATTTAGAAGATGGCAGATTGATGTCACTAACATTTGGATTTCAAGTACTACTTATAATAGGAATGATGTAGTATTATGTGGAAATTCAGATATTTATATATGTTTATCTGATAATGTAACTAATATTGATCCAATTCAAGATAGTGATAATTTTTGGAAGATATTTGAATGGAGTAATTTATCATATATAAGTATTTATCCAGATTCTTGTTATATTGGTAATAATGTAGAAATTATGTGTTCAACAGGATATACTGATTATAATATGTGGAGTGATTGGACTAATTATTTATCATCATATTCAAATAAAATAGGCTCATCTAATTCACAATATGGGGACTTAATTAGATACTCAAATAGTGTGATTTTTGGTGGTGATTTCAATTGTAATACAATTGGAAGTGGATTTGATGGTAATAATATTGGAAGCAATTTTCGAAATAATATTATTGGAAGTGAATTTAATAATAATACAATTGGAATGGATTTTATGAATAATACAATTGGAAGTGGATATTATCAAAATAGCATAGGAAAAGGGTGTCAATATAATATTATTGGAAGTATTTTTAGTAATAATACAATTGGAAGTAGTTTTAGTAATAATATAATAGTAAGTAGTTTTTCTTCTAATAACATTGGAAGGAATTTTGATAATAATAATGTTGTAAGTTATTTTAGAAATAACACAATAGGAATTTCATGTGAGAATAATTCTATTGAAAGTGGTTTTTATGATAATAATATTGGAAGTTATTTCAATTACAATTCTATTGGAAGTTATTTTTATTATAATAGTATTGGTAGTAATTTTATAAATAATAGTATCGGTAGTAATTTTAATTCTAATAGTATTGGAATTAATTTTCAAAATAATAGTATTGGAAGTTTGTTTTATTATAATACGATTGGAAGTTATTTTAGAATGAATAATATTTTTGATTCATTTAGTACTAGTGGTGGATTGGATTTTTCATCATCTACTCATGTTTACAATCAATACAATAAAGAATTATACATAGATTCATCAGGTAATAAGAAGTTAATATATGACAAGATGATAATTGTAGATGCTAATGAATAAAAATAAACAACTCAGTTAATTAATTTTAACTGAGTTTTTTAATATATAGAAATAAAAATATTAATGAGCAAACAAACAATTAATATCGGCACATATCCTAATGACGGCACTGGTGATAATCTAAGAGATTCATTCATTAAAATTAATAACAATTTTAATGAAGTTTATGCAATGACAGGAACAACTGGAAACGGAAATTCTGGAGCATCTGGAACTTCAGGTGTAAATGGATTAAATGGTACATCAGGAGTTGATGGTACATCAAATACAGGAAGTACTGGAAGTGTAGTAACTAATGTTACATATAATGAATTGAGTGAATTAATAAATAATAGTGGATTAACAATAAATTCTTCATATTTAATAACTGATTATCAGACAGTACATGTAATACCGTACACTGAATATTGGAATAATTTAGAAATAGGAAAGGAATATATCATATATTACTTATTTAAAACTAATAATCCTGATGAAAACTCTGATGATGATTTTAGTAATGTAGGTTATGTAAGTGATGGAGTTCCATTTATAGCAACTAATGAATCACCTAATTATTGGAGTGATACAAAGGTTTTTGAATATCCAAATGATTATTTATCTACTGGTATCATTGAACCGTTATTAGTTACAGCTAGTGGATTAAATACATTGAAACCAGAAGCTTATTCTACTTTATATCCTCAGGATGTAATTTATTACAATCATAAAAATGATCAAGTTATGATTCCAGGTTGTACAAAGGGATATATTTATAGAAGAATAGATACATTACAAAATAATGATATTCCTTTTGATTTTAGACAAGCTAAGTTTAGAAGATGGCAAATAAATGTTACTAATAGTTGGATTTCAGGAATAACCTATACTAGAAATAGTGTTGTTTCATATAAAGATTCATTAAATATTTATATTTGTATAACTAATAATACATACAATGTAGATCCAAGTCAAGACAATGAAAAAGTTTGGAAGTTATTTGAATGGAATAATTTAAGTTATATTAGTATCTTTCCTGATAATTTATCTGTTGGTAATTTAAGAATATCATGTTCAACCGAATATACTGATTATAATATGTGGAGTGATTGGAGTAATTATGAAACAGCATATTCTAATATTATTCAATTTCCTAATTCAAATATAGAAATATTATATAATTCAAATAATGTCATTTTTGGTAGTAATTTTAATTCTAATAGTATCGGTAGTAATTTTTATTCTAATAGTATTGGTAGTTATTTTTATTCTAATAGTATTGGTAGTTATTTTAATGCTAATAGTATTGGTAGTGATTTTTTTTATAATAGTATTGGTAGTTATTTTAATTCTAATAGTATCGGTAGTTATTTTAATGCTAATAGTATTGGTAGTGATTTTTATTCTAATAATATTGGTAGTGATTTTAGAATGAATAATATTTGTAGTGTTTTTTATTATAATAGTATTGGTAGTAATTTTAGAATGAATAGTATTGGTAGTAATTTTGGATATAATAGTATTGGTAGTAATTTTAATTCTAATAGTATTGGTAGTAATTTTGCATATAATAGTATTGGTATTGATTTTTATTATAATAGTATTGGAAGTTATTTTTATTATAATAGTATTGGTAGTAATTTTATAAATAATAGTATTGGTAGTAATTTTAGAAATGATAGTATTGATAGTTATTTTTATGGTAATACTATTGGAAATTTTGTTAATTATAATACTATTGGTAGTAATTTTGGATATAATAGTATTGGAAATCTATTTCAAAATAATAGGATTGGAAGTTATTTTAGAATGAATAATATTTTTGATTCATTTAGTACTAGTGGTGGATTGGATTTCTCATCATCTACTCATGTTTATCAATCTTACACAAAAGAATTATATGTAGATTCATCAGGACAACAAAAATTAGCATACGACAGGAACACAATTGTAAATGCTAATGAATAAAAATAAACAACTCAGTTAATTAATTTTAACTGAGTTTTTCAATATAAGGATTTGACAATTGAAATATAATATATACTCACATGAAATACATTAAAATGTTTGAAAAAGTAGTGAAAGAATTATATTATAATGCTAACGGATTAGGCACATTACCAAAATTACCTAAAACATTAATTAAATTATACTGTTATGGCAATAGATTAACTGAACTACCTGAGTTGCCAAATGGGCTAGAAGAATTGTATTGTTCAGATAATAAATTAACTAAGTTACCTGAGTTACCAAAATCATTAAGAATTTTGTCATGTTATGATAATAATTTAGAAAAATTAACAGAGTTACCAAGTAGATTAGAATATTTATCATTTGATTATAATATATTAATTAAATGTCCTATAATATTACCAGTCACATTAAAAGAATTATTTTGCAAAGGAAATGATGCTCCTTTTAAAAATCTGGCGGAATATAATGAATGGCTGAATATTAATCATCCTGAGGTAGTTAATGCAAATAAATTTAACATATGAAACACATTAAAATTTTTGAGAAAGAAATTAAATTTTTATATAAGTCTAATAGAGGATTAACTGAACTAAGAGAAGAGTTACCTGATACGTTGAAACATTTATATTGTTATAATAATAGATTGGCTGAGCTACCTGAGTTACCTGATTCATTAATATATTTAGATTGTAGTTGTAACAAATTAGAAACTTTACCAAAACTTCCTGATAAATTAGAATATTTAGATTGTGGTTACAATGAATTAAAAATACTACCAAAGTTACCTGATACATTAACATTATTATATTGTAAAGGAAATCATTTACCTTATGATAGTTTAGAAGGATACAAAGAATGGTACTTTAATTCAATGATTAAAAAATTTAACATATAAAATATAAATGAAATACATAAACAAATATTATACAATAATAAAAGATTTAGATTATTCCATAGCAGGATTAAAAGAAATTCCTGAATTACCTGATGGATTAATAAAATTATCATGTTTTTATAATGATTTAAAATATTTACCTAAGTTGCCAAGCACATTAGAAGTGTTAAATTGTAACAGCAATAAATTAGAATCATTACCAGAATTGCCTGATACTTTAATAAATTTACTTTGTAATTTTAATAAATTAGAATCATTACCTGAGTTACCTAATAGTTTGAAAATGATGAGGTGTATGTCAAATAGTTTAATTTCATTACCAGAATTACCTCATTATATAAGAGAAATATATTGTTCAAATAATGAATTATCTTCATTACCTGAGTTACCTGATTCATTAGTATATTTTTATTGTTCTGGTAATAAATTAGAATCATTACCTGATTTACCTAATACGTTAAAACATTTACACTGTAATTTTAATAAGTTAGAATTATTACCTGATTTACCTAGTACATTAAGAGAATTAGATTGTTCAAATAACAAATTAACTGAGTTGCCTGAGTTACCTATGTCATTAATATATTTAAATTGTTTGGGTAATGATTTACCTTATGAAAATTTAGAACAATACCAAATATGGTTTGATAATAAATTTCCAGATATAGCCATGGCTAGAAAATTTAACATATAATATGAAGTATATAAAGAAATTTGAGAGTGTTGAGAGTGTTGAAACAGAGTTGGATTATTCTTTTAGCGGGTTATCTGAATTACCAGAGTTATATGAAGGCTTAGAACATTTGGTATGTAAAGACAATAATTTGACATATTTACCAAAATTGCCTAGTACATTATTAAATTTGAATTTTAGTAACAATAAATTTGAAATCTTTCCTGAGTTACCTAAAAATTTAAGAATACTTTATTCTGGTAATAATAAGTTAATGGATTTACCAGAATTACCAATAAGATTAGAATATTTAGATTGCTTTAAAAATAATATATCTGAGTTACCAAAATTACCTGATACTTTATTAGAATTATATTGTTCTAATAATAAATTGAATGAATTACCAGAATTACCCGGAAAATTAGAATATTTATATTGCAACAAAAATCATTTAATAGAGATACCTAAATTACCCAATACAATAGAATCATTGGATTGTTCATATAATAATTTAACAAATTTACCACATTTACCTGATAAATTAGAAGAATTATATTGTTCATATAATCTTTTAAATGAAATTTTATTTATACCTAAGTCATTAAGATATTTATCTTGTTCAAATAATAATTTGAAAGAACTACCAGAGTTACCTGATACATTAATAACATTGAATTGCTCTGATAATAATTTACCTTATGATAATTTAGATGAATATAAGAAATGGTTTTCTAAAACTCCTCAGGGAATGTCTAAAAAATTTAACATATAATATGAAATACATAAAGAAATTTGAGAGTGTGACCACAGAATTAAATTGTTCATTTAGTGGATTATCAGAAATACCAGAGTTGCCTGATACATTAACATATTTAAGTTGTGCTAATAATAATATAAAATCTTTACCAAAATTACCTATTAAATTAGAAATTTTAGATTGCGAGAGTAATCCAATATCTTTAATGCCTAAGTTACCGAATACATTGATAACATTAAATTGTTCTGAAAATGACTTGAATAAGTTAGATAAAATACCAAGTTCATTAAAATATCTATATTGTTCAGATAATAGAATAATTAAGTTACCTGATCTTACTGACATATTAATTGAACTATATTGTATGAATAACAAATTAACTTCATTACCTAAGTTACCAAGCACATTAAGAGATTTGCAATGTACAGGAAATCAATTAACATCAATGCCTAATTTGCCTGATGGTTTAGAATTTTTAGATTGTTCAAATAATAAATTAACAGAGTTACCTGAGTTACCTCAAAGCTTAGTAGATTTAGAATGTACAGGTAATGAATTACCGTATTCAGATTTAAGAGAATATAGAGAATGGTTTGCGATTAAATATCCAGAAAAAGTAATGGCAAGAAAATTTAATTTATAATTTTCATAATTGAAAAATATTTATTATCTTTGTGGTCACATCATAATGCGGTAAATTATAGAATAATTTGTGACCACTGAATAAAATTAACATATGAAAATAAATAATTTTAACGATAGTTTAAATAAAGATAATCCAGAAGTTGGTGATTATGTAATAATTAATGATGATGTTGATTATTCAGATATCGACAGTAATTATCAAAGAGATTATTTAAACTCTCATGTAGGTAAAATTTATAGAATAAGACGTCGAAAAAGAAATAATGAAGTTATATATGACATTGAATATAAAGATGCTCCTGTTAGAATAAAAGAGTTATTGAGTCTTGATAAAGATGATAATTATTCTGATGTTTATCTTGAATTATCTAGAGATATTTATGACATTGAATATTGTAGTAAAGATATAAAAGAATTAGAATTGATATTAATATCTAAAAAATTTAATATATGAAAGACAAAGAGATTAAATCTGAGCCAAAGGTAGGAGACTATGTCATTTGTTCATGTGGTGATATTGGTGAATTTGATAAATATAACGATTTCATAAAAGATAAAATTGGTAAAATTGTTAAATATTATGATGGTGGTAAATATTCTTATTTTATAACTTTTGATAATATACCAGGAGATTTATGGAACAATATTATTGATAATGAAAGAATTATAGTTTTTAAAAGGGAAGAGATAATAAATTGGAACAGTGATAAAGATACTATTGAGTCAATAATTAATTCTAAAAAGTTCAATATATGAAAAAATTAAAATTAATAGAGATTGTTGATGAACCATCATTAGGAGATTATGTGGTGTGTTCATATTCTGATAATGATATGAATAATTTTTATAATAATAATAAATCTGAACAACAGGAATTTATACAGAATAAAATAGGTAGGATAGTAAAAGATAATTGGAATATTAAATATAAATATGCTGTAACATATGATGACATACCTGATGGAGTTTGGATATCCAAGATTAATGATGTAAAAGTTATTGTATTTGATGATAGTGAGATTGAATACTTTTCATTTGATATAGATAATGCAGAGAGATATATAAACACAAAAAAGTTCAACTTATAATTAAGTTGAACTTTTTTTATAATTCAGTGTTCCAATGTTTTATAATAAAACTAACTACCCATGCTAAAGAAAATACTATAATAAATTCTAGCGTAATATATACAAATGTTTGATAATATCCACCAAATTGAGATATAAATGGATTACCAAACTTTACAATATATATAAAATCTACAAATAATGTAAAAACTATTGTAGTTATAATTAATAAATTTCCAAGTGTTAGTTTCATAATGTGATGTTAATGAATAAAATGAATATATGAAATATATAAAATAGAAAGAAAAACATATGCAATTACTGCCCATCGAATAGCATATTTAATAATTTCTTTGTTGTGCATTTTCATAATAGACTTAGTATTAATTATTAGTCTACAAAGGTAATACTTATTTTTATAATTCATAGTTATTAAAGGTTAAATTTATTTGCGGTTAATATTAATTCTAACTCTTCTTTATTTTTAGACCAATATATAACTTCATATTTATAAGCATATAAATATATTTTATCTAAATCATTTTTTGCATATATTCTATTACCTTGTTTCATCTCCTGTTTTTTATCAAATCTTATGACATAATAGCTTGAAAACATTCTATCAAAATAACCTATCGTGTGATTAAAAGTATCTTTATCCTTTGTGTCAGATTCTGTATGACATAGAACATAATCGCCAACATGTGGAATATAGTCTTTTTCTTCATATTGTTTAATATATTTCATGTAGTTATATATTAATTTTTCATGTTGAACATTTATATTTGTTAGATAGGATATAATTTAGTATATTTGTAAAAAATATAGAGATTACAAATAAAGTTTTTATTACAGATGATGACAAAGAATGAATCTATTAAATGGTTTTTGGACATATTAAAATCTTGTTATGTAGCAAATGATACAACACAACCAGAATTATTATATCTATTATATGATAAATCTTATGTTCGTCGTAATAAATTATCAAGATTAAATTCAATATATTATAATATTAATGACAGTGAAGCTATTTTACCTGACATTGGTAAGAGTGAATTATTATTAATCATACATTGTTCTCTTTATGGTATCAATTGCTCTTATGATAAGATATATAGTTATTTAGAATCAAATTACTCATCAAATGTCAATGAGTTGGACAAATTTATTAAAGGAGAAATATTCAAATTTAATATATTTTCTCATAACGATAGAGATTTTTTTATTTCTCATTCATATTTATGCACAAGTTCTTTCAGTTTAGATTTAAAATCAAGTCCAGAATTATACTCTATAGATATTAATCAGTTAGAAATTAAATATTTAGACATTAAAAAAATATTAAAATAGCATGGATAAAGAAGAATTAAGTAAATGGTTTTGGAGTAAATTTAAGTCATGCTATGTAGTATCAAGTGATATTTTTCCTAATCATGTATATTTATATTACGATAAGTCATTTATTCGTAGTAAGAAATTGTGTGTTATAAGTAAAAAAGAATTATCATTTATTCCAAATTTCAACAAAGGAATAAAATTATTTGACATTGACATTAAATATAATATGATGTCATGTGATTATTATATTATTTGGTCACATTTAAGAAAGAAATTTAATGAATCTGATATAAAATCTAAAACTCTTGATAATGATATTCAAAAATTTATACAAGAGATATTGAAATACACTAGATTTCATGATTATACTCCTACATATTTTGCTGTTATAAATACTGTTAAAATTGATAGTCTTAAATTAAAATTAACTTCATTAGATATTAATACAATATTAAAACCATATGGACAACAAAGATTTAAGTAACTGGTTTTTGAGTATATTTAATTCCTGCTATATAGTTAGAACTAAACAACCACGTGATGTCATAGGATTGTATTATGACATATCATACATACGTCACAATAAATTATGCCAGATAGATAATAAAGATGATAAGATATTGCCTGATGTAGATAAAGGAATATGTTTATTTGAGATAGATAATCTAAGAAATATTTTTATGTGTGACTATAATATCAGAGATTATTTAATTAATAATGGATTACCTGATGAAAGAAGTGCTTTAATGTTCATATTTGATAAATTAAATGACATTAAACATTTTAGGACATATAATGTAACTTTTAATGATGTCAAATCAGATAGAAGTTATCAATATACCTTTAATAAAAAATTAGAAATTAAGTATAAAAATATAAAAGATTATTTTGATTATAAAGTTGTATAAATAATAGTGTTAAATATTATGGTATTTTAAAATAAATATATAATAATATGAAAGTTAGAAAATTTAATGAGAATATAAATGAAAATGAGCCAGAAATTGGAGATTATGTAATTTGTCATAGTGATGAATCAGGTGAGAAATCATTAAATGAATTTACAAGTGTAAATATTGGCATTATTATAGATACAACGAGTAAAGATATGATAAATTATCCATATTCAATAAAATATGATGATTTACCAAGTCAGTTAAGTAGCTATACAAATAATAATAATGATTATAATACGATACCATTTAAAAAAGAAGAAATATTATATTTTTCTAAGAATAAAGAAGAATTAGAAACTATCATAAAGACTAAAAAATTTAACATATAATATGAAAATATTAAAGTTTAATGAGAGCATAAATAAAAAAGTACCAGAAGTAGGAGATTATGTACTAATTGAACCAGTAGGAATAAAATCTATTTCAAATTTTGTTAAAAATAATCCAGGAGAAATTATAAAAATAGGTACTTTTTCAAACGGTGAGGTATTTACAATTGTAGTAAAATATGAAAATGTACCTGATATTATTAGTGCATACTTTAATTATATTAGTGATAAAAATATAAAATCAAAATTATTTTATGTTACAGATATTTTAGAAATTGGTTCTACATTAGAAGAATTAGAATTAAATATCTCAACAAATAAATTTAACATGTGAAATATTTAAAGACTTTTGAGAATTCTAATGATTATACTATTGGTGAATTAATGTCCATTATTAGTTATTCTAATAAAAAAGATTCAATTAAAAGGGTTATTGATTCTTTTGATAATGTTAATATATTTAGTCAGTTTGGAAACACTCCTCTAATAATGGCAGTTTCTTATCAAAATATAATAATAATAAAGGAATTACTTGAAAATGGAGCAGATCCTAATTTACCAAATAAATCACCAATGTTTCCTATCATATTAGCGTCAAAAGGTAATAGAGAATATTGTATTGAAATAATAAAAATGCTGACTGATGCAGGAGCATATTGGGGAGAAAGAGATCATAAAGGTATGTATATGTTTGATCATTTAAATTTTGAGAATGCTAGTATTTTAAAGAAATTATATCCAGATAAATATAATGAGTATATACTGGCTAAAAAAATATATAAGTTTAATATATGAAAAATATAAAGACATATGAAGAAAAATCTCAACAGACATGCGATTTATATTCCAAAAAATATGAATCATATGATGAATTAATAGAAGATTTGAGTAATTTAGATAATTCAAATATTGATTATAACATTTATTACAATTTAAGAAATATTGCAATTGTGTATGCATTTATTTATAATAATAGCAAAAATAGATATGACATAAATCAACGTGATATTTTATGGGGAATGGAATATTTATATAGTGATTTTACAAATAAGATGTATTTAGGATTGAAGATAGATGAGATAGATGAGATAGAAAAAGAATTATTAAATAAATATGACAAATTTGATAATGTATCTTCAAAGAATATTCAAAATTTAGAAGCATTTAAGATGAGAATAAGATCAAGAAAATTTAACATATAATAATGAACATAAAAAGATTTAATGAAAGCATAGAAGATGAGCCAGAGAATGGCGATTATATTTTATGTGAAGTAAATGTAAAAACAAAATTATATGATTTTATAAATAATAATATTTCAAAATTGAGTTTTTCTTATTTATGGAATAATCTTCAGAAAATATATGTTATTCAATATGAAGACGTACCAAGAGAATTAAAAAATGAATTCAGTAGAAAGACTAAAAATGATAAAAGCTTCTATGAATGTGAGATTGCTAGAAGAGCAATAAAATACTGGGATAAAGATAAGGAAAAATTAGAACTAATATTAAAAACTAACAAATTCAACGTATGATAACCGATTTTAACTCATTTGAAAATAATCCAGAAGTTGGTGATTATGTTTATTGTGTATCGAAATTATCTTCAAATAATATTAAAAGGAATAAATTTATAAAGGATAAAATAGGTCAAATTGTTAGTATATCTGAAGATAAAAATTATCCATATATTGTTCATTATGATAATATTCCTGATAATTTCAGTGAATTTAGAATGCAATATGACTTAATCACGAAAAAAAGTGGCAAGACTGATAATTTTCAATTTGGAAAATGGGAGATTGAATTATGGAATAAAAATATAAATGATTTAGAAACTATGATAAATGCTAAGAAATTTAATATATGAATCATATAAAAACATTTGAAGATACTTACTCTAAATATCCAGATATTTGGATGAATGATTATGTAATTTGCAAGAGAAAAGGGCATAAAGACACCTTTGATTATTGCATAGGAGAGGTAGTTTATATAGTAGAAGGTCCAACTGGTTATTATACATATGAAATACAGATAGGAGATGCTAATGACAACCAAATGTACAGTAGGGATGAAATATTGCTACATTCTCATGATTTAGAAGAATTAAAAATGAATAAAGATTTATTATCAAATACTAATAAATTCAATTTATAATTATGATAATTAAAAAAACTACTGATAATGTAGAAAATAATAAACCTTATCACAATATATATTTTGCAGAATATAGATACGAAAATAAAAATATTATCAATATATCGCATAAGATAATAAAAATAATAGATATTTTGGAATCTAATGATATAAAATATGATATTAAGGTTGATATGGATTTTAATATATATTACTTATATTGTTATCCTAAAAATGTAGAAGATGAAAGACTGATAAATGAATATCATTATTTGACATGGTATTCATTAATAAGTACAGTAGAAAGATTCAGAAAAACATTAATAAATAATGACTTTGATAAAAATACTAATAGAGAAGATATTGAAATTATTTTAAGATCAAATAAATTTAACTTGTAAATATGAAGATTAATAGATTTAATGATAGCCTACAATATGATGAACCTAGTGAAGATGATTATGTTTTAATAAATGCGAATAAAATGTTAAGATCATCATCTGATGATGATGATAAAAAATTTATAAATTTTATAAATAATAATGTAGGTCAAATATATTATATTTATCGTTATAGTCATGATATTAAAGTTAAATATGATAACATACCTGATGATATATTAAATAGATTTCATAATGATCCTGATATTGAAATTAAACCAATTGTTAACAATTTGTGTTTATTTGGAGATAGTTTAATATTAGATTATTCTAAAAACAAAGAAGAATTAGAACTTAATTTAATAACTAAAAAATTTAACTTATAATTATGAAGATTAATAGATTTAATGAAAGCATCAACAATTTCAAATTATATCTAAAAACTTATAAATGTGATGACATTGGAGTTGAAATATTAAATGATGATATTAGAGACTTAATAAAATCTGGATTTTTATTATATGATATATATTATAAAGAAGGAGTAGATTCAAGTTGGAATTTTATATTATATTCATATATAAACGACTCAATTAACACATTCTATGATTTTGCCAATACTCACAATTTTAAACATGTGACTGATCGTAAAGATTTAGGAGAAGTTAGACATTGGTTCAATAACACAGATTTTGAAAAAGTAAATAAAGAAGATATAGAATCAATTTATCTATCAACAATATCAAATAAATTTAACATATAATGAAGATAATAAGATTTAATGAGAGTTTAAATGAAGGAAACCCAGAAATTGGTGATTATGTAATATGCAATGACAATCATGATAGTACTATAAATGATTTTAGTGACATTGATAATTTTATGATGTCATCTATTGGTATGTATGTAAAGAATGATTATGATAAATATCCAACTCATCCGTATGCTATTAGATTTTATGATATTCCACATAATTTACATATTTTTTTCAATAGTGATAATACAGTAAGAATGAAGCGCACTGAAATAAAATATTGGACTCAAGATAAAAAAGAATTAGAATTAATTCTAAAATCAAATAAATTTAATATATAACAATGAAGATAATTAGATTCAATGAAAGTAATATAAATAAGAAAAAAATTGAAATTGGTGATTATGTAATATGCAATGAATATGATCCAGAAAATTATAAATTTGATGACTTTAATATTCTTGTAAATAATAATATTGGAAAAGTAATAGACATAAATGGAGAAAAAAGTAGGGATGATAAATATGTTGTACAATATGATAACATACCTGAATCATTACATGTTGGCTACTTGGACAATAAATATGAATCAGCTATCAGATTTTTAAGAGAAGAAATAAAATATTCTTCTAAGGATAAATCTAAATTGGAAATTATCTTAGTTTCTAAAAAATATAACATATAATAATGAGAGTTAAAAGATTTAATGAGAGTTTGAACAATGGAGAGCCTGAGATAGGCAATTATGTATTACTAAATGTAAATAACCGTCATGACAAAAAGAATATAAATGATTCTATTGGATTAATAACAAATATTGACGACCAAAATAAAAAAATAAATAGAGGTAACAATAATTCTATTAAAAAATATGAAGTTCTTTATACTATAAATTACAGCTATATTGATGATGTTTATGGTGACTATGAATCTGATAATGATATCAAGGAAATTTATGCATTCAACGGTGAGATTAGATATTGGGGGGACAATAAAAATGAATTAGAATCAATAAGAAATAGTGAAAATAATAATACATTATAATGAAAATTGAAAGATTCAATGAAGGTAGGGAATTTGATATCTACTACCAAAATTATAATTTAGATAGCAAAGAGGATGAGTTAGTTTTAATACGTGATTTAAATGATTTAGAAAAAAATAGAATAAAACATTATATATATTCTCATGATAATACATATGAAATTTTCATATATTTTAAAAGAACGCCAAAAATAGATTTATTAGTAGGATATTTTGATAATTCATCATTTGCAAGCATAGAAGACATAAAAAATAATCTACCTAATAATGGATATACTCAAATAAAAAGAGATGATTTGGAGAAGATAAAATATATAGTAAAAACAAATAAATTCAACTTATAACAATGAAGTATATAAAGGAGTTTGAAAAATTAATGTCTGATAAAAAAGACTTTCCAATGGTAGGAGAATACATTTTATCTAATGATTACGTTGGAGCATTTAAATCTAGAACTTTTGTTAATAGTCATATTGGTATTTGCATAGAATTTAATAGAGGAGATAAATATCCATTTGTAGTTCAATATGAAAACATACCAGAAGATACAGAAAAATATTTCAATAAAGGTACAACTACTTTTTCAAGGAAAGAAATATTATGTTGGTCAGACAACATAGAAGATTTAGAAACTATTTTACAATCCAGAAAATTCAACATATAATAATGAAAATAGAAAGATTCAATGAAAACACAAATAATGAGCCAAAAATAAATGATTATATTATTTTTGAATATGATAATAGTAATTACAATTTAGGAGGAGATATTTATGACTTTTTAACTAATAATATTGGTAGAATAAGAAATTATGGAGGAAAAGTAGTAGTAAACGGAAAGACTTTAAGAACATATTATGTATCATATGACATATCAAACAAACATCCTGAAATATCAAATTATTTTGAATATGAAAATATTCCAGATATAATTAGGGATTATTTTAATTTAGGTTCTAAAAAAAATAAGGTTATTCATCTAAATGAAACAAATATAAAAGCATTTGGTAAAACAATTGAAGAATTAGAAATGATATTAACAGCAGACAAATTCAATTTATAATTTTTATATATTGAATTTACTTGCATCAACTACTTCAGGATGATTAATTTCCAGCCAATCATAATAACCATCCAAATCAGAATATCCTAAATCATTTCCTTCACAATACAATGTTGTTATTGTTTCTGGTAAAATAGGCAACTCAGTTAATTTATTAAATCTACAAGACAATACAGTTAATTTGCTTGGTAAATTAGGTAAAGTTGTCAATTTATTTTCACCACAATATAATTTATCTAATGATTCAGGTAACTCTGATAATTCTGTTAATTTATTGTCTGCGCAAGATATAATTTTTAAATTCTGTGACAATTTAGGCAACTTAGTTAATTTATTATTATAACAATACAATTTTTTACAGGAATCTGGTATATCAGGCAATTTAATTAATTTATTACCAGAACAATCTAAATATTCTAATGTTTTTGGTAACGTAGGTAAATTAATCAATTTATTATCTGAGCATTCCAATTTTACTAAATTTCTTGGTAATTTATGCAATATAGTTAAATTTTTATGATTATCATTCAATTCTATATTTGAATTTTCAAATTTTTTAATGTATTTCATATTATATGTTAAATTTTCTAGTCATAAAAATATCAGGATGATTTATTTCTAACCACTCATCATATTCTTTTAAATTAGTATATGGTAAATTATTACCAGAACAAGCCAACGATTTCAATGTAATTGGTAATATAGGTAATTCTTTTAAATTATTATTATAACAATATAAATCCAATAAGCCATCTGGTAATTCAGGCAATTTCTCTAAATTGTTTCCAGAGCAAGATAATAATGTTAATTTTTTTGGTAAAATCGGTAATTCATTTAAATTATTATTATCACAGCTAAGAATTCTTAAGTTATCTGGCAGAATAGGTAATTCTGTTAGTTTATTATCACAGCAAAAAAGTTCTTTTAATGTATTAGGCAAATTTGGCAATTTTTTTAATTTATTATATGAGCAAGCAAAATCAGTTAAAAATTCTGGTAATTTAGAAATTTCAATTATCATATTATTGTTACAATATATTTCATTTAATGTATTAGGTAAATTAGATAATGATGTCAATTTATTATCAGAACATTGCAATTTCATAAGAGTATCTGGTAATTCAGGCAACTCAGTCAAATTTTCGCCAATCAAAATCATTTTTTTAATTGAACTTTCAAATTTTTTAATGTATTTCATATTAAATATTAAATTTATTTGATGATAGTATAATCTTCATTTTTTCCTTATCTTTACTAAAATGTTTAATCTCATCGATTGAGAATTTCAATCCTCTTCCATTTTTTGTATTAGAGCCAAACATAGAATCAAGATTTTTAGGTAAATTATCAAAACTTATAACATAGTCATACTCATCTGAATATTTAGGAGCATAAATTATTAATCCTATATTAACAATAAGAAAATCTTTAAGTTCTCTAAATTCATCATATTGTCCAGGAGTTATATCACATATGACATAATCTCCTATTTCTGGCATATTATAACCTTCATATATTTTTAAATGTTTCATAAGTTAAATTTTTTTGCATTTTTCTCCATTATAAAAATTTCTATTTGTTTATTATTTGCTATTTCTAAATAGTTAATGAATGAGAATACAATTCTCATTCCATTAATTGTATCAAGAATTGCATCATTACCGTCAATTTCTATTATTCTTCCAACAATTTTACCTATTGTATAATTTATTTGAACATAATTTCCAACTTCAAATTCTTTTTTATTTTCAAATTGTTTTAAATGTTTCATATGCTATATATAATTTTAAGAAAGGTAAAAATAAATATGAATTAAGGTTAATAAATTATAATATTATACATTAATATTAGGGATTATATGAATTAATAGATATTTTTGTACTCAATTTAAAATGAAAAGTTATGGAAAAAGGAATATTTGTGGCTACAAGTGAATCATTTGAAGAATTATCTGAATTAACAAAATCAGTTTTGAATGATTTAAGCATGGAAGAAAATTCAAAGGAAATATCTGATAACATATTATCTCTGGAATTTAGTAAACAATTACTAGTAATTAATGATATCATAAATAATTTGTATTCATTAACTGATAGATCTAAAATTGAAATAAAAACAATTGAAAAATTTTTAATTCAGAAAGAATTTAAACCTCACCGAGAAATTTTAGTAGACATTTTCTTTGATGAAGGACATGATGGATTAAGCAGAACTCAACTACTTGAATTACACGAGAAAACTCATAACATAGTAATTGATTTAAGTAAAATATAATAATTTATGAAAAAAGGAGAATTTATATTTAATGGTAATCCTGATGATATATTAGAATTAACTAAGTCAATTTTAAATGGATTAAAAATTGATAAAGATATTGTTATTGTTTCTGATAAAATATTATCACTTGATTTTAGTGAACAATTGTATGTAATTTTTGATATTGTTAGAAATTTTTACGATTCAATTGAAAATATCTCAGATAGAAATATTGGAATACAAAAGTTCTTATCTCAGAAAATATTTAAAGATCACATTGAAATTTTACAATTTCTTTTAGATTATACAACAAATTCGAATATTAAATATCAAAAAGAAAAAATAAAATTATATGAGGAGAAGTTTAATATTAAAATAATAGTATAAAATAAATTAATAATAATAATAATTTAAATAAAAGGAACTTATGATTAATTTCATAGGTTCTTTTTTTATGAATTGTAAATTAAATATATAGATCATATGAATAACATAAATTCTTATCTATCATTTAATGAATCATCTAATGAATCTAAATTTAAACCACGTTCTTATCATTCTGACACTATGATAGTATCAAATTCTATATTTGATGATGAAAAATTATTAATCAAAGTCATAGAGAAAATAAAAATACTGGAAGATTCAAATATAGATTATGTAATATATTATCAAGACATGACAAATGGTTCATTTATAAGAATTAATTTCTTTCCTGATGATAGAGAAAAAATAAGAATATCAAAATTCATAGACAATTCATATTTTTCTGGATATTTATCAAAGGAAAAAGTCATAGAATTACGTAAAAATGTGGATTGGTTAAAAATAACTAAGGATGAAATAATATTTTTAATGAGAGCGAAAAAATTCAACTTATAAATGAAGCATATAAAAAAATATGAAAATATAATTGACGATATAAAAGTAGGTGATTATATAATATGTGAATATCATTCAAATATTAAAATAAATGAATTCACAAGAAATAATATTGGAGTATTAACAAAAATAGATAACGGAGGGATGTATGAATACATAGTAAAATACGATAATATACCAGACATTAAAGAAATAACAGATGAGACACTTATAAAGTATAAAAATTCATTCATGATCAATAGAGAAGAAATTTTATACTATAGTGAGAATAAAATTTATTTAGAAACTATATTAAACGCAATAAAATTCAACTTATAAATGAAAACATATATACAATTTAATGAAAATAAAAATAAAGTAAATACATATTATAATATGTATAATGATAATCCTGATGATATTATTGAAAATGAATTAGAGGACTTAACTTCTGATATATTATCATTAGAAAGATATAAAATAGATTACGTGATTTTTTATTTTAATAAAAATTTCAATTACTTCAGAATATACGCGTTTACAAATTATGAACTGGACTCTACAATTCCAAATTTCATGATAAGCAAAAATGAAACTAAAGAAGGTATAATAGAAACAAGATTACGCATAGGAAATAGAATTATAAAAAAAGATGACATTGAATTATTAATTCAATCAAGCAAATTTAATATTTAATATGAATATAAAAAGATTTAATGAAAATTCTGTTTATACAGAAGACAATACTTATGAGCCAAATAAGATATATTATATGTTATTTAATATTGAGACTGATGATGTATATAATGTGTTATTAAATTGCTTAGTTGAATTAACTAAGAATGAAGTAGATTATAGCTTTCTTTATAATCACATAGTTGGAGTTTTTTTTATATTTATATATCCTGATTGTCATTTAAGAAATATATTAAAATATGAATATATTTCATCATCAGCAAAAAGTAAAGAAGACATAGAAGAAGAGTATTTAGGA